TCATAAAAGAAATGTGCCAAAGATAAATATACCCTTGGCACACTTTGAATTAGAACTATTGAATGGTTATTTCAATGCAAGTCGTTCGGCGCGCAATTGACCGGCACGAATCTTACCCGCACGTCTGGAGACGAGAAGATAAAGAATAATGCTGTATTTGGAGGGATACTCAGCATACCACTTTGGATATCCATACCTCTCAACGAGTTCGGTGGAAAGACGCTTCATGACTTCCTTGACCTTCTCGGGATTGTCGGGAGGAAGTTTGGCGAGTCGATTCTCAGCAGCAAGTTTCTTGTCTTCTCGGTGTTTCGGATCGTTGATGAACCACGAGAGATTACCCCGCTTGTAAGAGTTGAGAATGGTATGATAATCCTCCTTCCACTGCTTGACCCAATTGAGATACTCTTCTCGGGTGTTAAATGTGAGGTGCTTGATCACTTCCAAAACGGCAGCGTTAAATTCACCCACGAATGGTCTGGTATAGTTTCTGTTATATAGGTTTTTCATAGTGTTAGTTTCCTTCATACTTTGCTTTAAGTTCGGCAAGGAGTTTCTTCTCCTGTGCAATCTTTTCTTCCGACGCCTTCTTGGCAGATTCATCTTTCTGTCTCTGTTTTTCCGCTATCAACTTGAGAGCGGCTACGGTTTCTTCTTGAACCTGTTTGTCAATAGCGTGGGCGACTCGATTGGTGATTTCATCAACCTTTTCGTGATCCCACTCGCCACAGACGTTGTAGTTGCTGACTTCCTGACTATTCGAGTCGTATCGAATCTCGAACGCGAATGTTTCGCCGCAGTCGTGAAACAGGATGGTGATGTCGTATCCAGATTCACGATCTTCGCGAGGTTTCCGAAGAAGTTCAACGACCTTCTTGATGAGAAATTCCTCGTCAATGTTGGTTAGAAGAATATGGTCGCTGCTAAAGAGACCATAGTCGTAGTTGCCACTATCCGGCTTGTATGCAATCAGTGTGTATTTCATGTTATTCTTTTAGTTGAAAACGTTTCAGGAACGGTGCCTCGCTTTTCGCGATGGGACCAATACCGACAGCGGTAGCCGTAGTCACGCCATTGAAACAGGTGTTATTGCCTGAATCTTCAATGAACGTACACGGCAAGCCCAAAGACTGAGCCTGATTGAACGCTTTGATTAGTGCTTCCAGATTCGAACACTCAAGACAAATCTTGGTGCCGATACCGCCATCTGAGTGATATTCACTCTGTCTTTCCGGAGACGCTTTAAGAAACGCTCCAAGATAAGCATGACCAGCCTGCGAAGCCGTTTTGCCCGCACTCATTCCTAAGTCGCTTCGTACGAGTGCGTAGATACGAAGTGTCTTATCAGGGATTACTCCCGGTTTTTCACTAGCCTATGTATGTTGTGTTTTCATAGAGAGAAAATGGCGCTCCCGGAGGGATTCGAACCCCCAACGCGAGATTTTAGAGGTCTCCGTTCTGGCCGTTGAACTACGGGAGCGTGTCTGACGGTATAAAGGTCTACACCTTTTCCGTATTTTGTCAAGCCCTAATCGCCAGAAAATCCACTTGGCTTGCTGTAATATGCTGACATTTCCTTGGCATGGCTATCTGCCCACTGTTGAGCCTCAGCGCCTTTTGCAAGGGTTTTGAACTGTCCACCAAATTTGTAGCCGTATGGATCGCCCGGCTTGGTGTTTCTTTCCACAAACTTACGAACCATTTCTTTCAATTCGGCTTCGTCTTTGGCGTAGAAGAGATGCTTGTCTCCAATGAAAACTGGCCCCTTATCGATTGGGCGCTTTACTTGAATGTCGGTGATGTAAAATGGAATCTTTCCTTCACCCGGCACACCAAACAATTCATCATGCTCACGCTTGAAATCAGCCGTCATTTTTTCGACAATGATTTCACGAATGATCTGTTTGAGTTCCGACTTTTTCATGATTAGGAGAGAATTACACCTGCGACGAAACCGATTCCAAATGAGATGGCAGCATTGACCTTATTTTCTTTGGCGAAATTCCAAAACGCAATTGCGTATGGAGCGGTGAAGTAATAAACTCCTTTGAGGAAGTTGAAGAATTTCGAATCTTTCATTTACTTCTTTGCTCCCTTGAGTGCAGGAGTGTCATCCAATTTCTGAACGACCTTTTCCTTTGAAGCATTTTCCTTGTCAGCCTTGAGGGTGACCTTTTCCTTGGCAGGCATATCTTCCTGCTTCTTTGTGCCCTTGACGACCTTCATTCCGGGTGTTCCCTTTACGTTGTCGCCTTCCTTGCGCTCTTTTGGCTCAATTGGCTTGTGGTCAATCTGCTTCTTCTCTTTCTTGACTTCCTTCATCTCGTCGTCTTTTTCTTCCTGCTCTGCCTTTTCCAACGTCACTTCCTTGTTCTCAGGGATAGCGTTCTTGGCATAGGCTTGTGCGGTGTAGGAACCTGCATCAACGAATTCTTTCAAATCCTTCTTGATGAATTCCACGACTTGATCTTCTGTCAAATTGAGAGCCACGCAGCGTGTGCCGCCGTGGGCAATTGCTTCGATACGATAGCAATTTTCTGCCATGGGAACAACTTCAACGTCAAAGCAGCATCCACCCTTACCGTCTTGGAAGAGAATCTTACCGTTGTTGGTATTTTCCTCAACGCTGGCACCGTCGAATGCCGACTTGAGAGCCTTGCTGAACTTTTCCGTCAATTCAGGCTTCAACTGCTTCTGAGGAGTAGACTTGAAGGTTGTGTAGGTAATCTCGTTGAGGAGGCTCTTATTGTTCTTGAGTGCTTCCATTACCAACGGGCGAAGGGCTTTCTTTAGACGTTCACGGAGTTCTGGCTTCATAGTGATATTCTGTTGATTCAGTTTGGCAAGACGAGACTGAATTGATTCGACGAGGTTTTGCTTGAGGGAGTTTCCCATAATACCATAAATATAAGAAACTCCCAACAAATGAGCGAGAAAACGATTCTGTCAATTAAAAATAGTCGCCTTACTTGATTGGGCAGACGCCGGAAGCACATTCTGAAAGATCGACGCCTTCTTTGACGTATTCAACCTTGTTGCTTGTGGTGTTGATCAATCCTTTAAGAGACTTGATTTCCTTGTGATATTCTTCTGCGGTAATCGGAATGTAAGGGGCTTGCTTAAATCCATGCTCTTGGTGAAGAAGGAAACTGATAGACTTTACACCGTCTCTGTAGTTTTGCTTCATCCACTCCTTGATTTCTGGCAACTCCTCTTCCTTGTAATACACCGTGACCGAGACCGAATTATCCGACCAAATGGTTTGGAGTTTCTTTACCAATTCCATCTGCTTGATTGCGGTCATGTCTTTGGCGAGAATAGCGTCATCCGGGCTTACGCATGGGAAGTAAACAACAACCGTTCCTCTATCCTCCGAACCATCAATGTTCAATGCGTATTCGATACGATTTCCATTTTCACGGCAGAGTTTCACCAATGCGTCTGAACTGCTCATACGAACGGTTCTGAAATAATGAGAAGCGTATGCAGGGTGAACTCCCGGAGTTGCGCCAGCAAGAAGGCTCAAAGTGCCACTTGGCTTGACCGTGGTCAATTTGATGCTCTCGGGCCAACCGCGAATCTTGCTCCACTTCCTATCGAACTCGCGAAGTGCCTTGTATGTATCATCAAGCCATTCGACTTTATTCAATGACTGGCAGATTCCCGTCACACCCTGACCGATTCTCATGTTCTTGTGAACAATCTTGTTGGTCTCTTCGTGAATGAATGGAAGGGCGAGGATTGCCTTCTGCGTCTTGTATAGAAGAATGGAACAACGCTCCAATTCTTCCTTCGAATCGATGTTGTTCAAATACAACTCGGCAAGGTCGCAGCACTCATATGGAGCGAGCGTGATTTCCGCACATGGATTTGTGCCTTCACATACATCCTTGCGATTTTCACCAAGACGACCCTGTTTTCTGCTCAACGGAAGATTGAAGAAACCATATGGCTCTCCCTTTGCCTTGCGTGTGCCCTTGTCATCGACGTATGTCGTGAAGTTATCCCACAATTCGTTGCTGATGTGATCAAAGTCATCGGCATAAATCGTGTTGTTGCTGGCACCTCTCCAATAAGGAACGTTTCCAAGACTCCACTTCTTTGCACGAAGGTAATGATAATCATCCGGATCGCCCAACGCAATTTCAGCAGAGCGACGAACGTTTCCAGCCACAACAATGCATCCAATAATGTTGCAAATGTCAAGAACGTCGATTGAACGAAGTTTCTTACCTTCACGTGCGGCTATAACATCACCAATTTGCTGAATGCCCTGTACAAGAATGCCGGGACCGGAAGCCTTGCCACCAAAGCCGCGAATCAATTCACCCGAACCACGAACGAGAATCGTGCTATAGGAGAAGCCCTTACCCGTTACAAAATACGCATCGAGAACATTGTTCAAGAGTTTGGTCCAACCCTCTCGACTGTCAGGAACGATGAAGTCGGCATCTTTCTCTGCATTGGCAATAATCTTGACGCCCTCTTTGACCTTTGGAAGTTCCATAACGTCTTCGCGTCTGATAGAAAAACCTACGCCGCCACCAAGCATCAGATTCTCAAAGATAAAGCAAAAGTCGGATGGCTTTTTGATGGAGACATACCAACAATTGAGAAGAGAGTTTGCACCCCAACGATCAACGGTGGAGGTACCAAGTTGCCAAAGCATTCGGCCGGCAAAATTGCACTTGAGATTAAAGACAAGATCGTATAGTTCTTCTGCCTCTTCCTTCGTATATCCGGCTCCGATTTTCTGTGCGCCGTTGATACAACGTGCTACGGTTTCCCACCATTCTTCTGTGGTTCCATCTTCTTTTGGTCTTGCATAGGTACGCTTATATACTACATACCCCATTCCATTGAAACCCCAATTGGGTTGCTTGCCTTTATACTGCTCAAGAAATTCTTCTGTGATTACTGCTTCGATATTGCTCATTAGTGTGATCTTTGTGGGATACATAATTACTTTGGTAAAGTGGTTTATGACCGAAAAATATTTTTGCGTCACGCCCAAAAAATCGGCCGTTTTCTGGAACTCGCCCATACCCGAACCGGTTTAGAATCCGGAACGGTTTTTCTTTACTTGCTCGAATTCGTCTTTCAACATTTTCTTGACGACATTCTCACCGTCATTCATCTCGGATTGAATCTCCATACCTTCCTGAGATTTGCTATCAAAGATTTGAATGTCTCCACATGATGCTCTCATACGAGCCGGGTAGGTCAACCCATCAGGACCGAAACGGTTCTTGATCACGTGGAATCTTGCGGTATTGCTTGCTTTGTCTTCCATCTTACGACTGAGAGACATAACAAAGTCTGCGGTCATGATCTTTCTGAACGAGTCTGCAACGTTGTGTGCCTGAATTACATCTTCATCGGCGGCACCACGGTTAGACTGAGAACATGTCCAAATTGGAATCTGAAGTTCGCCAGCGACTCCACGAAGTTCTTCGTAGATGCTTCCGGCATCCTGATATGAGTTGCTATTCTTGTTTGACTCAATCGACTTCAAAATATCAGCGTAGTCAACTACGATGAGGTCGGGCTTGCGTCCCAAAAGAATCATTCTCTCGGCGTGGCTCTTGATAGTTAGTGCCGAAACAGTCTTGGTAGGATAGTATTTGATGACAAGATCGCCCTTACACGAATCTTCGACGATTGCCTTGACCTTATCCTTATGATTGACGAGTTCTTGGAAATCAATTCCCGTAAAGCAAGCGTCATAACGCTTACCCACATACTTTTCGTTGAGTTCTAGTGTATAGTGGAGAACGGTCTTGCCTTTTCTCAATGCTTCTGCACCGACTTTGCAAAGACACCAACTCTTACCACCACCTGCCATACCGATGACGACGCCGAGTTCGCCAGCACCAAGACCACCGTTGAGAAGTTCGTCGATCAATCCCCAACCGGTTGGAATGCAATTACGCGTTTCCTCGGTCATACGGGCTTCGAAATCCTTCATGTAGTCGTGACCAACATTACGCTCCATACCAGCCTTCAGAGCATTTTCAACTGAGAATTTGATCTTCTCATACTGACCGAGTTTAAGAAGGTCTACGGAGTCAAGAATTGCCGCCTTCATCTTTTGGTTTTGGCAAAATTCAAGGAACTGCTCTTTGACGAAGACCAAATCTGGTTCGTTGGTCTTCATGTAGACCGAGTGGAGAGTTTCGATAACCGAAGTCTTCAACACCTCGTTGGCAAGTTCATCGACGTAAACCTTAAACACGGTCATCGATGGAAGAGACTTGTATTGGTAGAAGTATCCCTTGGTCTTATCTACGATCCACTTTGCCGAATCGCTTTCAAAATAATCGGCTTCCAAAATGTCGCTGATTCGCTCAAGGAATGCTCTATCTGAGATTAGACCGGCGACACACTTGTTCTGGAAATCTGCGCCGAATTTTTTGAGGGTATCTACTTGTTCACTCATGTTGTATGTGATTACTCTGTTTGATCGCTATGGTGAAGTCAATCACGAAGCGAAGTGATCGAGGATAGAAAAAGTCTCTCGAAGCCAAATGTGATAGTTCGGCATGTTGTTATGTATTGAGTCTTCCGTCATTTTCCTCGTTATATCAATCATCTTGGTTTTTTCAACCGGCTTTGAAACCGCTTCCTGAATACCAATCTGGATTGAAGAAGCGAAGTCGGGCTCGCTCAACTGCATCAACTTAAAGTTCCTGTCAACGATATCCTTTGCTGCCACGATTTTTTCATGGAGCGCGTATTTCTTTCCCGGAGGATTCTCCGAGTAATGAATTAAGTCGTCAACCGACACTTTCTTTTCTTCGGTCATGATCGGAAGATACTTCTTGACAGAGGTCAATCCAGCACCTTTAACACCATCGATGTTGTCAGATGGATCGCCGTCAAGTGCTCTAAACAGAGCAAAGTTGTTCGGGTGAATTCCATACTCGTTCATAATCTCGCCCGGACCATATATTTTCTTCTTTGTAGGAGACCAGACCTTCACACGGTCGTTGACCAATTGAAGAAAGTCTTTGTCTGCACTCATAATCGTGACGTTTTGATCCGGCTTGGTGAAAACCTGTGTTGCCAGATATGCAATCGTATCGTCGGCTTCAATGTTTGCCATTGAAATAATTGTGACGGGCAGCATGTCAAGATACTCAACGAACATGTACAGTTGCTTCTTCATACTCTCAGACTCCATGTCTGGAGTGCTGATATCCGCATACATCCGATTGAGACGGATTCGTGTCTTGCGGTTTGCCTTGTAATCGGGGTAAATTCTTCGGCGTCGAGCCGATCCACCATCACCGTCGAATACGACGATGCATCGTGTGGGTTTGTTTAGACGGATAGCATATCCGAGCGACTTCAAACTACCGATCAATCCGCCCATCAAATCGCCATTGTCATTCATGGTGGGGTTGACGGAGAATGATCGGATGAATAGATTCAATCCATCGACGATCAATACGTCGGAATTTAGTGTCTTCTGCGGCTTGTTCTCGACCTTGTTTCGATCCATATTCTCGAATAGGGAAAACAGTTTGCGCTTCTCGTCTTGGGAAAATGATGCCATAACTTTTTTGAAAAGCGGGTGAGGGAATGAACCACTCACCCGCCTTTACTTTTTGGTTGATTACTCTTCCATACCGTCGCCTTCCTGACTGACTTCAAGTTCGTCAGCCAAAGAAGCGTCGGGGTCTTTATACTTCATCACGAAGGTCTCGCAAATCTTTCCGTAGAGAAATTCACGAAGTTCCGGGCGTGTAGTAATGAGGTTGATGAAATCCTTTTTTTCGAATTTCACAAGCTCAGTCGTGTCTGGCGCAGTTGCGTCTGGAACGAAGTCGAAGCACAGGCTCTTCTCCTTCTTTGCTGCTTCCATCTCTGCCTCAAGTTCCTTCTTGGATTTCTTCTTCTCGACCTTCTCAGTCTTCAGGTCCGTCTTCGTGAGAGGGCGGATGATCTTGTTGTCGATGAGGAATTCAATCCAATTGCCGTAGTTGTCGATACCACGGTCGAATAGAACATTGAACGTTGCCGAACGGAACGGAGGTCCCATACGGTTCTTGACGATAACAGCCTTGGTCTGAATTCCGACCACTTCTTTTGAAGCGTCTTTAATCTGACCAACGCTCTTGAGGCGAATACGAACCGATGAGTGGAAGGCAATTGCCTTACCACCTGATGTTGTCCACGGATCGCCGAATCCAACGAATCCCATCTTCTGACGAAGTTGGTTCGTGAATAGAATAAGCACTCTCTGCTTACCCATCGTCACGGTGATCTTTCTCATAGCCTTGCTCAACGCAATAGCCTTCTGTGTGGCATATCCATCCGCACCGTGATCCTTCTCCATTTCCGTCTTCGTAGAAGCAGCGGCAACGGAGTCAACAACGATGGTGACGAGACGTTCCTTGTCAACCTTACGAACCTGTGCGACGATAGTTTCGAGCGAGTCGAAAATATCTTCAACGGTGTCAAGATTGAGATACAACATTTCCTTGGTGTTAACGCCGATTGCGTTCAAAAACTCCTTGGATACTGCGGTTTCGGTGTCAATGAAGACAGCGACTCCACCTTTCTTTTGAGTGGAAGCGAGGGCATGGGCAGCGATAAGAGACTTACCGGATGCTTCAAGACCGCTCAATTCCACGATGCGACCGACAGGCAAACCACCGTTGGGGCGATTGCTGATAGCCAAGTCGAGAAGATCATTTCCCGTGCTGATCCAATCTGTGATCTGACTCGGGTCGTCTTCTTCGTCGAGAAAGAATGCAACCTTGCCCTGATCCTTCATCGACTTATTCACCACATCTGCCAGTGAATTCGTCAACTCGTCACGAGTGGAATTGCCTTCATGCTCAACTTTTTCTGATTGACTTTTTTTAGCCATAAGTTCCTTTTGGGTACAATTGATCTATTGGGGAAGGTTGCCCTTCCCCATTGTTAGATCGGTCGGTTAGAGGTTACTTCTTTTTGAAGAGAGCCTCGAACTGTGCAGCGACTTCCGACTGATTGACCGTTGCCTTTTCAGCAACCGGAGAAGCAGTGACGGTGCTACCGGCTTCCGATGAATCATCGGTACCCGCGTCTTCACCAGCCGTTGCCGTATCAGAAGAAGATTCACCCTCGGCACCCTCTTCAGGACCGGCGAGGAACTTTTCGAGTTCGGCTTCGAGGTCAGCGTAAGAAGGCTCCGGATAGATATCCAGAATGTTCTTCTGATCTTCGCTCACAGCCTTAACAAGTTTCTGATTGCGAATGTCAAACGCTGGGGTCTGGTTCGGCTTCACGAGAATTGCGGTCTCGGGGAACGACTTACCAGCCTCGGCAGCAGCCTTGAATTCGATGGAGATATCGCGACCCTTGGAAAGATCGGTAATATCACCGTAGTCAGGATCGGCGATGATCGAGAGGAGAACCTCGTAAACCTGCTTGCCGAATCCCCAAAACTTCACGCCCTGATCTTCTTCGCCACGGACGAGGATCGGAACGTAGATACGCATCTTGGGTTCGAGTTTGCGACCCTGCTGATACTTGTCTTTGTCGCCGCTCTTCTTGAGCTGGTTCGCGAGTTCAACGATAGGATCGGGGCGCGAAAACGAATGGGGACTGAGGAACGTCTTGCCATTCAGTTGGTAGTGGAAATACAATTCGATGAAGGGATTCTCCAGATTGTACTTGTAGGGAACGATGCGGATGATGTGCTTTCCCTTGGGCTTCCAGAGCACGTTACGTGCTGTATTCTTACTCGTCAGGTTTGAGAGCCTGTTCTTTAGTTTTGCTAGGTCGATAGCCATAGTGTGTCTTTCCTTATTTGGTTATTTTGTCTATTTTTCAATCAGCAATACCTGATCAAAAGTGGTAAAAGTCAATTGTCAATTTTGAAGGGGAACCATTGCTGATTCCCTATGAATAAATATCAACGAAGCGCAGAAGACAAGATAAATTAACTCATCCAACCGAAATAGTTTTCAACTTCGTTTTTATGATGCGCGGCCCATTTTCTCCTACAAGAATGATGGAATTTGTATAGTCATTCCAGTTGATTCTATAGGAAGTATCGAGCCTTCCTTCATTGAGGGAACGGATAAGACTATTCAAGGCATTGATTGTATAGATCGTATTTGTGTCTTTGTTACGATGAATCAAAATCGTTGCCCGAAGATGCTCCACCGGAGCACCGCCCACATCAATGTTGTAGGTCAAGAAAAGGTCGTTGGGAGATGCCACACTAAACAGCACGAATACTTTTTTTCCAACAACGCTGTATCGGTTGTGGATATCATGCAACACTTGATCCTTTGTGGATTCAGTTGCGAAACTACATAGTAAACTGCTCTTTGCCGGAAACATAACCCTTGAGGAATTATCAGTCTCCTACACCACGAGCCTGCATTTCAGGGCGATTCTCCGGATTCTTGATCCAGACCTTGAGTCGCTCTTTATTTGCGTCATCAATCGGAACAACTTTTCCGTCGAGGCTGGTTACTGCTGCGAGGTTTCCCTGTGCATCATAGTAATTGCCATTTCCGGTGCGTTCCCACTTTTGATTGTGTGCCCATTCAACCGATGGATCGACGTATTCCGTCTTTCCTTGTTCACCGGCTCTCCAGTGTTCACGCGACTTCTGTTGATCGGTCTTCGTGTACTTTGTTGGAGCGGTTGGAACATCAACGCCTGCTGATGGTTTTTCCATGGCAGGAGCATTTGGCTTCGGTGCCTCCGGAGTTGCAATTGGAGCAGGAAGTTCGGGTGCCTTCGGTGCTGGCTTTGCTGGGGCAGGCTGTGCGGGCGCAGCGGGCTTTTGTTGCTGTGCAGGCTGTTCGGGAGCCGGTGGGGGAGGTGCGGAAGGTGCCGCTTCCGGTGCTGTCGGTGCTGGTTCTGCCTTCTTAACCAAGTGCATTCCACCTTTTCCGCCCGTTGGGTCGCTTTGAAAGAAGTCACCCGATGCAAGAGCATTCTTCTTGTGCTCGGGAGTTGGGAAGGTTACGAGGAATCCCTCACGATTGTATGCCTGACGCTCAGGATACTTACCTTCAACCATGTTGTTCACAAACTCGCAAATCCAGCGTCTTTCGAGACCTTTTCTGCCCAAGTGATCGACTAGAACATCAACGTGCTCCTGTAGGCTTGGGTCGAAAATGCCGGTGGTCACTCTTTCATCGAGGCACACCGACAGGAGAAGGTCATACATGAATTTTTTCATACGAGATGGGTTAGTTCAATCTATAAATATAGGTCGAAACCGAAACCTACTCCGGTATGATGAAATTGTTCATGTTTTTGAAATCCGTTCCGGTTTTTATAGAAATGGGGAACTCACCTTCCTCCATCATACGACGAATGTCAAAGACCAATTCCGGCCCGTCATCCATACAGAAATCAATTAATATCGAGTCGTATAGATACAACACAATCTTTGATTTCTTATTGTCTAGGTAGTCAAGAACGTTCCGTATGACCATCAGGTTGCGTTCTGTCTCATACGCTTGGAGGAGATAGTTGACGACCTTGTTTGGGAATGGCTTTTCGCCAAGGTGACATTCTTTAATCTGGCGATTGAAGATCGGCGTTTCCACATACCCGTGTTCACAATAGAACTTCCATCGGCTATCGACATACTTCTGAATGGCAGCGAAATACGGAACTTCCAGCAGCAATTCATCGATCTTTCCGTAAAGGTTCTGGAAGGTCAGACTCTTGACTGCCTTCAACTCATCGGTCGTAACGTCATCCTTACCGAGAATTTCTGTAGCAATCCATCGGTATGTGTCAGCCTTTGCGGCTTTGTTTAGAGGATAGTTGGCAAGTCGTGCCAAAAGGTGAGGGTGATATGACTTGAAGTCGGAAAGCAGAAGGATTCCATTTGAACCAAAACGGGAGGTGAAATGAAGACGCTCATCGTTTTCTTTGTTCAATGCCGCCAAATTCACTCCACCGAACGTATTACTAGGTCTGCCCGTCGAACTCCATGGATTGTAATTACACCGGAACAGATTGTCGCTGTTGATGAATGTTGAGGAGTTGGGGAAAAGAGATAGGAAACTCCGTCGATCAACGTGCATACCACCTTCCTCCATTCGAGAGAGAATAGGAATGATGTGATTGACCAAACTGGCATAACCCAAATCCTTCAGTTCAACGTCGGTTGGAATCGCTTGCTTCATGATCCACATACCGAACATTTCGATGTGCTTGGTCAATGGAATCACGATGTTGATCTTGCTTCCGTTCGGATACATCCTGTGAAAATATTGATGTGCGACCGTCTCGATAGGGTAATCCGGATCGCCACCGCGAATGTAGTTTAATGCATCTGCCATTTCAAACTTCACACCCGTTCCACGAAGATACTGCGTCGTTGACTTTCCACAATCAGCAATGAGTTTGACCTTTGTTCGTGGAAGACCCATCAACGCCTTGTAGGCGATTGCAGGAGTTGTGTTCACGTTTTCCGTTAAAGAAAACCCGATGACGATGATTTTATCTCGGTTTCCAACGAGAATACCCGCCACCTTTGTGTCCAGAGGATGACGATTATGGTCTTCGGGAATGATAGTCATCCAGAGAACGCCTCTGGCAATTTCATTCAATGATGACACCATATCCTCGTCGTCAATCGGAAAGTATGCAGACGGAAACATACGAGGATTCTTCACCAAAACCACGCGTCCGTCAACATTTTTTATGGTCGCCAGAATTGCAATGGATCGGAGAGTATCGTGCGAATGTCGGGAATTTTTCTTTGGACCTTGACAATCTCCTCTTCGTTTGATTGTCGTGCACCTTTGGTGGTAATTCCGTTTTGAATGGTGCTATCGCGTTGACCTGAAATCTTCCATGAAGCGGAGGTCTTGATCCACATTTGCTCCGGTGTGCGATTCCACTCGTCTTGACTGGTTTCCATAGGCGGTCCCTCATTGAACCTGCGTACAAACCAACGAGTGATCGATCCGTTTCTATAATCACCTTCGGTGATAATTGGAGAAGATGATGTTGGAGAATACAGAACACTATCGGTGAAGGGTCGGTTCGCCAATGAATTGTAGATGACTCTGTTTAGGAATTCGCTCATTTCTTGGGTGTTTCTTTGAATAGGGCTCGGGTAGGTCGCACGGCACATTCAACCAGCGTTTCCCACTTACCATTTTGAACTACGTGTTTGACGTTTCTGATTTGGAACACACAATTTGTTCCGTATGGCTTTGGAAGTTCCGACACACTGAAGCATTGGAGTGTGCGCATACCTGAGATTCCTTGCATAGTGATTTCGAGAGATAGATTAGGCTGAACGATGGAATCTGCGAGGTTTTCGTTGTGCAAGCCAAACATGGTTTCCTTTAGGAAGGAAATGTCAGGCTCAACCAATGTGGCAAAATTCCGAATCGACGTATCATCGGAGAACGTGTATGTGTATGCCGTTTCTTGTGGAGACGTTTGTGATAGTTGCTTGATCTTTTCTGTGAGTGCGACTTGCTTCTTCTTCTCTTCGGTTGTTGTCTCTTCGCCCTTGGTTGGCGCAGGTTTGAACTGACCATCGTTGAAGATTCTATCAAATGTGACGACTTCCTTCGACTCTGGATCGGATTGATCGGATTGAATTCTGAATTGAAACTTGTAGTCGCTTACCTTGGCGTTCTTGATCGGTGGAGTCATCGACTCGAATAGAATTTGAGTCGTCTGGCTGTCACTCAACTTTACGGAGAACGCCATCTTCGAAAGAATGCCCGATGGAGTTAGATATGAGAAGTCGAATAGATCATTATACGAAGTGAGATTCGATGCCTTATGTGTGCAATTCCGATCAATTACTGTCAGGGTTGATGGTGAGAGCGGGTCAAGTTGAACAATGTCAAACGACCAAATGTTCCCGGCAGCAGCGTTCATCTTCTTCAAGATTTCCATTACAGCAGTCTTTACGTCGCCCGCCGACTCCAATTCACTCTTGACCAATTCCTGATGAACATACAAGTTTTTGAGATACCCAACACATCCACGGTCTTTTTCATCTGTAGTAATTTCTCCATCGGCTACATTTGCAGGAAATGCTCGACGAGACTGACTGTCGGGGTCAGAATCCCACCAGTTGATAATTTTGTTCAAATCCTTTCGAACGACCTTCACATTTTTGTATGTTGTGGTGTCAAGGGAATTGATGAACTGTGCGTCGGCGTCGCTTGGAGAAGTTGTTGAGTGTTCTCCGACCAATTCGTTCTTCTTTTTGATTAGAACATCAATTTGGGATTGAAGATTTGCATTTCCTATCTTTGTAAGTCGTCGCAACTCAGCATTCGCCTCGCGTGGGGTTTGAAAGCCGGAGTACACACGAACGTCTTTAGCCTTCTCAGACATGGCTGCGAGGCTATCATCAGATTCCTTCAACTTTCTGTTGTTGGTGTCTATACCATCTTGTAAATTCTGAATCTCGGCATCTATTGCTCCCACACCGGTCGGTCCCAAGAACGAAAATGTCTGGTATCGCTCGGGTGATTTGGAGTTTGGAATCAAGAGAACTTTTCCATTGCTGCTTTTAATGTTTGGATGAGCCGATATGATCGACTTGCTAATATCAAATGATATGATCTTGTTATCCTTGGCAACAATCTTGTTAATCCAAAAGAACAAGTTTTCCATAGACATCCACCAATCATTCGTGTCTCCACCAAAGTCGAAATCACCCTCAAACGGTTGAGCAGAACCTCCCGCCGCTTGCTTTGCGTTGAAATCTTTGATTCTTGTGTTAGTCACTTCAACCTTTTTTCCTAGACGAGATTTGTATGGAGAATATCTGCCGGATGTGGTAAACCCACAGCGACCATAGAATATCTGTGCACCAATGTTATTGGAAATCCCCAATCGATGTAGTTCTCCTGCTGCGCTTGGAAGATTTAGATACCCATACGTGTTGTCCAAGAAAGTCAAGACCGTTTGACTCGCCTTCTTCTTTTCCTTACCCTCTTCTCCGGTGGAATCTGAACTGTTGTCTAAATACGCCAATCCAGAGTAGATTCCGCCCGGATGCTTGATTGTCGTCGTGCACGTGAAGCCTCCATCGGGTCTTGGGTCGAAAGTGTATCCCGTAACGAATCCATACGATATGTCATAGTTTCCGGAATTCTTTCTGCTCATTTCTAAGAATGATCCGGTTGTGTTTACCATGTTCGCCAACGCGTTTGTATCTTTAAGATCGACAACTTTGAGGGGCTCATTTCCATACACCCAACCGTACTCTATGATCAGGCTTACTCCCGGATTGAGAAAGTATGGAGCGATGTATTCCAGTTGGCTCTTTGACCAGCAAATCCACTTGATTGTGCTCACTCTGAACTGGCGGCTATCTCCTTCAGCAGAGGAATTTTCAATCGACTCAATCTGTGGAAGTGGGCGATTCTTCATTGGGTCGTCGCGAACAATGTGAGGATTTCCGACCGGATCATATCCGATAATGCTACCGGCGTTATTTCCGATGTTGTATGTATTTTTGAACCCCATCGTCTTTTCACTATTTTCAAAGACAAAGCCTCTTCCGAAATTTGAGCAAACCCTACTCCACACCGTCCGAGGGTGACCGTGGTTTTTTGACCCTGCGGGCACGAATCCGAACACGGCGTTTTCTTTGTTCTTCACCGTCAATTGATTTGAACGTGCGAGCAATTCTTCAATCACGAACGACGGAAGATTTTGAATCGAGTTCGGATACAAGTATTTTTCTTGTTCTGCCATAACCTATTTAAGAGTTGAGTGTGTTAAATTCTTGTACGATGGAAAATACGTTTTGTGGAATGCGAAGCAATGTACCTTCTGGAACTTCAAGAGTTCCTTTACCGAGTGAATTTGCACGTGCGATAATCCACCACAAGGTAGAATCGCTATAGTATTTTTGTGCCAACGAGTCGAGTTTTGTGGTTTCGTTGGTGCTGATGAAAATGTCGCTCGAACCGACCGGTATCGTTGGATATTGGGTTGTGAGATAAGCCCTCTTACCGTCAAACCTCTTGAATATGTTTGGTGGATTGTAGCGGATCATTAGGTAGAGAAGTTGAAGTTTCCGGAAAAATCTCTTGAGCCAAAGAGAGGCACGCCTGTCTTTGGTGTTTCTTTTTCGAGAACGGATAGATTGACGCTAACATCAACTCGCGTCGGTACCTGTGCATACTTGGCACCGTCGATGACGATTTGTTGACCGATTCCATATTGGTATGGAACTCCACCTTGATTTGCAGGGATCAACTCCCACGACGCATCATCCGGAATAGTTATCGAGATGGTGCGCATAATCACGGGCTGATTGTAGTACATATCACCCATACGCAACTCAACCAATGGGGGAACGAAAAATCCCTCGCCATGGTAATTTGCTGGGCGAGCCATTCCCAATAGATAGTTGATCTTCTTCCACATAGGTTCCAAATCTTTGACCGACATGCAGTATGCGGTAAAAGTGAACGACACATCGCGAGTGAATCCCTTGTAGTTGTAAACCTTATCAGGTCGTCCCAAATACTGAACTTCTTCCCAATCGATAGTGTGATTGTCGGAAATTCCCTTGATTGTCGTATTGAATGGAAGATAAATTCCGTTGGCAACATCCTTGAACCAAAAGGCGATAATTTGTTCCTGTTTTGTAGAAACGTTTTCAAAGTTCTTAATCGGTCCCACCTGAGATTCTATCAACTCACTCACAACGATCTTTCCGGTGGAATCCACCGTGCCATCAGCACTTGAAACACCGGTTCTGAATCCTACATTCTTGAGCGCACGGTCGGCATCAGTGGAATTCTCAACTTGCTTGGAGTATCCGCCATCAACCTCACGACCGGCTCCGCGATTTCCAACATTGCTCTTCTTAGAGATTAGGTTGGAGTATTTCTTGTAAACTGCGGAGGCTCCCGGAACAGGTCTAACCGGAACCTCAAACACCGATCCACCTTGGTCATCCGTTCCTTGTGATCGTGGAGTGCTAAGTTTCGGATCATTGTAATATGTGATTGGCGGTTTTGGATATGTGTCTCCATCGACCTTCTTGGATAGGTTTCCACTCTGATCAGATTCGACAAATGTCTTCTGATATCCTCCAAGAGCCATGCTCATTATCTTTCCATCATTAATCCGGTTGGTGTCAACTCTGACGGATGTTGGTGAGATATACGGATACAAATCGCCGAAGAGACGCTTGCTGCCGCGCATCTTGGCATACAAATCTTCATCCGCCCGATACTTGTCGGTCAGACCACTAAATTGGTCGGGGTTTCCACCAACGGCGGGAAGAAATGTCTTTAGTAGTTGCGATCCCAAATTGGAAAGGAATCCGCCTTTACCATTTTCGGCCGCAGAGCCGTACTTGGTTAGAATGATCTTTCGAGCAGCATTACCCGTCTTCGCACGAATGAGACCCTTTGTTCCGGTCTTTGCTTCGGTCGGCAACTTCTCGGCGGCAGCAGTTCCGTCAACGTGATTTGGTCCACCTTCTCCGATGAAATTGTCAAGTCCGAGACTCGAACCTAACGCTCGAAGCAATCCACCGGAAGTGTCAACGTGACGCTTTGGGCGAACGACAATGCCAGCGGTCGATGGCGCAGCGGCAGCAACGATTGGACTTGCTGGATTGTAGAGATTCGTTTCATTGAAAGCATTCTGTTGCTGAAGAAGAAATTGCTTTCCCAAGAAAAGAATACCCGTGCCTGTTTGAAGAAACTTGGTCAAACGCTGCACATCGGTCACAGCCGACGCAATTGGCAATCCTCTTCCGGTGTAATTCTGAACACTTTGAAGTGCGCTGTTGTATCCGGGCTGTCTCCAAATCAACGGTTGCTTTGGTCCCACACTCAAAAAACCGCCCTCTTGCCCGGAATATGGGCTTGGCGACTTTTTATAGATGGCATCGACCGCGACTGGATTGCTCAATCTGTCGGGTGAACCTACTTGAATGGGGAATTGCTTACTTACCATGACCTATAAATATAGGCTCGGGAAGGAATTAGGCTCGCTCCGATATCAATTCGTTTGCTCTCTTACCATCAATGTTTACGGCAATTCCACCATTTCGCATAAGATTGATGAGTTCATCCAACTTTGCGGTAATGATTTCATTGGTAGAAGCACCCGCCTCAGTTGCAGCCTCAACGACGGAAACCTTCGATGACGCCGTTCCACCAGCCTCAACGACGGCATTTTCTGTCTGTAGACTCGACATTCTTCCACCGGTGATCTTATCAACCATCCAGCGGAGAGGTGCTGGAAGAGCGTTGAACATATTCATCAGGATTTGACCGAAGTTCTTTCCAGTAAACAAACCTTTGATGAGTTCCCACGTTGTCTTGAACGGCCAGAAGAGAGCGTCAAAGATCATGGTTCCAACTGACTTGATTCCATCGACGATTCCGAGACCAAGTTGGGAAGGAGATTCTCCCATGATAGTCTTACTTAGCCAATTCCAAACATCAACGAATGGTTGGATAAGTGTATCAAATATGGCTCCGACAACAGCCTTCAATCCCAGCAAAATTCTCTCTCCGATATTGGCATTCTTCCACTCATCGGAATCCATCAATTTTCCAAATCTACTAAACAAGTTGATGACAAACTGAACGGCGGTGATTATCCAGCCAATAATGGGGATCAACTTTCCAAACGCTCCTAAGAATCCGAATAGCCTTCCAACTGTTCCAACCCATGCTCCTAAGCCAGAGAAAAGTGTTGCGAAAAATCCCACCCCCTTCGTTATCTTTGCGATAATGGATACCACAGCAGCAAACGGAACGATTAGTGCATTGACGAGCATTAATGCCCGCCCAAACCACATTCCAAGTGCTTCTGCCCAACCAACAATCTTCTGCATCATCTTCTCATAATCCTGCGAACTTCCTGTGAGGTCGCGGAACAAATTTCCAATGTCTTTCAGGGGAGACATCACTCCCTTGACGAAGGCAAAAATTGGGCGGAGAATTGCCATGACAAGAGATACAATCGGCAGAAGAATTTCGGCAATGTCAAGTGCAATATCTTTCAACGCATTCATGAGTTGAGTTTGAACTGCCTGCATTTCCTGTTGCTTCAAGAATTGATCTGCTGTTTGCTTCGAAATATCAAGAGAGGCTTCCATCGCCTTCCGCGCCGCTTGAATGTTTTCCAGCCTCTTTTTCTCTTGCTGGTTGGTACCATTCAAAATCTGACGTTCGATGTTTCTTGTGGCATTTATCCGTACAAGTTGCTCGACTGTCATACCAGCCGCTTCGGCAAATGCCTTCATCTGAATTGGATTGAGTTTTGAAAGATCACCGATCCTATCCATCTGTTCGATGATCTTATCCATAGCACCGGCTGTATCACCCAAGAAAGATAGGCGTCGCGCCTCCATGAAATTCAACTCTCGGTTCAAGAGAATTGAAGCGTTCAACTCAGCATCGATGCTCTCTTGGAAATTGAGCATCTTTGAAGTCGTCTTTGCCATTTCATCCAGAGACAAACCAAGCGATCTTGCATGAACCGATGCGCGAAGCATGTTTTCGGGAATTCCACGTGTATTCAGATACACTTCTTCCGATGACGATGCCAAATCTTCCATCACCTTGTTGACTGGAATTCCTGCCATCTTTGCCCATGCGCCAGCAGATGCTATTAAATTCTTTGCGGTCACCATCGACTGACGACCTATACCAATCATATTCTTAAAGATTGCCGCAGTCTTGTCCTCACCGACTCCATAATTGGCAGCAAGAAGTGCGGAAGTTTCCATCATGTCTCTGGAAAGAGTTCCAATGCTCTTAAACTCGTTCACAAACGCTGCGGCAGACTTGTAAACATCCTCCGCTTTGATTCCCATTGCCTTATACGCAATGTTTATTCTCTCCACTTCGGCACGTATCAACTGCATCTGTGAAGCCGAAATACCAGTCGATTTTCTAAATGCCTCCGCAGCAGCATCCAGTTTGAACCACCGACTTGCTGCCAATGCTATAATAGCAACCAATGCACCAGACTTTTCAACAACGGCTTCCATGCTCTTGATCAATCCTTGGAACAATCCCGGCTTGGACGCTGCGGCAGAAATTTGATTGAACATCAAATCACCAAATGGGATTTTGGAAAATCCGCTTCGAATATCATTGACTACCGCTTTGGCTCTATCGCTCTTTAGAAAGTCGAATGCCTTTTTTGCCTTAGCATCATCACTTCCAGTCGCCTTTTTTTGTAACTCCTTGGTCAAATCCTCGACAACACCGGTCAGTTTATCAAACCGATTCAGTAGCGGGTCTTGTTCTTCGGGTCCGTGACGATCTTCTGCCATATTCCTATAAATATGGCTGACCCGTTATTTTACTGCGGGAGCCTTCGCTATTTTTGGGGGTGCTTTTTCATTACCCTTCGCCGCTTCTTCTTCCTTCTTCTTGGCGTCAATCAATTTGCCATAGAAGAAACTGCGCTTCGTCGTTTCCATACGCTCTACTTCAGAGATATTGAATCCCCCACCACCATAGTAGCAAAGTTCGAACATTTGTGTCATGATATCCGATTTTGTCTTCGGCTCATATCCGAAAATGTCTTGGTCAATTTCGATAGGCTGATGCACCACGGAGCCACATTGCTTGCATGTGGCATTTATTTGAGAGTCGAACCGTGGCAACCCCTTAGCAAGAATCTTTCTAAATGCTGCCGACTGCTTTGCGGTGAGAAGGTCTATGTCGGTTTTTTTAAGTATGTCTTCGTTTCCCGGCACTTCAACCAAAATTCGATTGAGCATACTGACGAGGGATTCACCCGCCGCCAACTTATCTTTCCAAGTCGGGGCGCGAAAGCACAAGATTTTTCCCATCTCATGATGGGGATGCAAACAAAGTGTCTTGTCATTACTCAAAGATGGAATCATGGGATTCTGTGAGAATGCACCCATGTCAATCTCCTCTTTGTTGACATTATCACAACGCGAGCATGTCCATTGGAATTTGAGAATTCTGCCGTAGTTCATGATGCGAATGTTGAGAAGCAACGCTTCAACATCCATTGCCATCCAATCGTCGATTGGAACGATTGGGTCTACGACTATGTTTTTGATGATGTAATCTGCAATCTGCTTCTTGCGAATGAGATTGGAGTTGCACATAGCCATCTCATCTTCGCCCGTTATCATGCGAGCGATGACACTTCCCCTCCGAAGGGGATGATCCGGAGAGTAGAATCTACCCTCGGATGGGAGGGAGATTACTTCGGTTGAATTCACGACTCGGCGGATGGCCAGAAGAATTCCATTCCAATCGGAATAGATTGACGACCTTCATGACCGCACTTACCACAGGAGAAATCGAATGACATATCCATGTCAGGAACGACCTTTCGGATTTCTGTGCGGAGTGCGAGAGAATCCATGCTGGTCAACTCAAGGTCTACAAATCTCTTGATTGCCATTCTGTCTTCTTTTCCGTTGATAGAAACGATGAGATACTTGAGGCGAGTTGTCAACTCAGCGGTATTCGAACCGACCTTTGCAAGAGCCTTCAATTCAGCGTCAATCGAGGTTTCATCACGGTGGGAGAGAATCTTCCAGACGACGGTCTTTTGACTGGATGGAAGTTTGAACTCGAAGCGATTCAGACCCTTTTCGAACTTGCTGTAATCAACGTCGGTTCTGACAGCAATCTTGGATAGATCGATTGCAACCTTACTTTCGGCACCGCACTTTGGGCACGTGATGGTTGTCTGATACTCATCACCATATGCCGCACGGCGAGCAGCAACAAACAAAGCATTCTTGTCGTTGACGAGGAAATCGTCAAGAGTCACACCCTTGGTTGCAACCAATGCCTTCAGAAACTCGTCAAGAACGGTGCCCTTCTTCATCAACACCTGATTGCTCAGAATGTCTTCATGACGGGCAGTGACTTGGTGTAGTTCAACTACGCCAGATGCCAATGGATGACTCTCGGCATAAAACAACCCCTTGCTTGGAAGTTCCACCTTAAATGTGGGGAGGGTCGGGGTCTTAACGGTTGGGATTTCTCCAGCCGGTCTAGCGATAGGAATAACTACGTCGTTTTCGTTCATAACTTGTCTTTCTTACCATAAATATGGCACCAAAAGATTTTTTGGGTGTGGTTTGGGTTATCGTTTTAGATTAAGACGACCCTGATTGTCAACAAAAAAATTCAATTCGTTATTCTTCTCATTCAACATACCGGCTTGCTTTTCCTGACGAATGATCGCAAGCGTGTGATCCACATCGGGAGACACTTCTTTTATTTCCGGGAACTTCTTCTTGAATGCCTCATACACTTTGTTTAGTTTCTTGTCGCTAATTGATGTAAGGTCGATTCCGTCGAGTTTCACGCGCTTTCCGGATGGGTGGTGAAAGAAAGTCTTTGCACCGGAGGCAACTTCTGGAATGGGGTGAGGGGTGAATTCCGACTTGGAAACTTCGGCTTCGTTGTCAACCCACGCTTTCCAGAATGTTTTGAGCATTGAATGTTCCGACTTCAGTTGTGTTGAAGTGTATTCAATGTCTCCCTTCTCGGCGGTTTCCGCCATCTTCTTCAGAATTTCGACAAGACCCTTTTGAACTTGGTTGAACTTGACCTTGCCGTATCCGGGAACGAGTATGATTTGATCACCAGCCATAGGTTTATTTTCCTTCCGTCACTTTGGAAACATTCTTCACAGCGCCTTTTAGGATATGCTCAATTGCATCGCGCTCTGCCTTGTATTCTGGTCCTTCCAAACGAAGAAGGATTGTGTGTAATAGTTTGTCTCCGACGCCCTTTTTCTTTCTCTCATAGTCGCGATACAAACGGAGGAATGCGTCTTGTATTTCGGCAGGAGGAAGAGCGTGAACTACGTCAAAGAATTGGTCGTATTGACCCTTCTGAAAATTTGCAATTGCATTGGTAAGTTCATCGGGCTGACCGCCTTTCAAATAGTGCTGAAGGTCGGCGAGCGACTTGACGTTGAAGGTTTCGTAAATCTTGGCAACCCGAGCGTCGCCAGATTCCTTCATGTTGTGAATCTTCCACATCGTTGCATATGCCTTGTCATCCTGACCGGGATACTGACCTTTGATCTTATTGTAGAGATTCTTCGGAAAGTTTGGAGGGGCGACTTCGGCAAGTGTGTCATCCGTTGGAACCGCAATTTTACTCGTGGCATTATCCATAGGAGCAATTGGTTTTCCATCCTTGTCGGTAATACCACCGTCTCTGTCAACCTTCACCACTTCACCCGCTTTGTTCTTCAACACGATAATGTCATTCTGCTCTCTGGCAATCGCAACGAATCCCTCTTTTACTTTTTGGGCAATCACTTCGTTTTGCTTTTCGTGTACTCCGTGTGCTTCTTTCATCACTTCGATGATAGATTCGCGGATGAGTTTCTTCAGGTCAAATTTCTTCATATGTGGAAAGGGTGATTTCTATAAATATGGGAGTGTTTGCAATAGTCAACAAAAAATCTCCCGACTTTCGCCGGGAGATTTGAAGACAATCAAGAGTGGTTTCCTTAAAATTGAAGAACCGCGTAGTCGTAGGATAGCGTAAGAGAAACCATAGCAGGGTCTTGTGAAGACCAATCAAGTTGACCACCATTGAACTGGCTGACGAAGGCTCCGTAGAGAGTCCACTCTTCAACCTTATCTCCAACAGGACCGAGGAGGTTCAATGTGATGTTCTTCTTGTAGAAGTCAGCGTACCCATCACGACCGGTGACGGATTCATGAGAAAGACGAATCCATTCCATCGAAGCCTGTGCAGCAGACGGAACAACAGCGTCGTAAAGTTGAATTTCAATGTCGTTCCATTCAGCCTTGCCCTTCAACTTACGTTTGATGTTGATGTGGTCAAGAGTGATGGTATTGAGATTGAGGGAAGGGCGGTTTGCCATCTTCACAAGGAAGGTTGGAATTCCGTCGATATACATCACGAAGCGATTCTGAACCTTTGGTTCGAAACTTGTGAAGAAAATCTCATCGGGTTGGAGTAGTTCTGCCATATGTGTGATTCTTTAGATGGTTGATTGTCTATTGAATAAATATGGCAAACGCCAACAAATGTGAGATATTTTTCGGAGTCAAACCTTCTCGATGAAAACTTCGTACATGTCTTTCACCCCATAGCGGAGACCTGACGAACGGGCGTTGTTAAGATAACCATTCCTTTTTTCCTTGTCTTGGTATGCCCGAACGTCTCGCATGTGGTCTTTGGTCGTCTCGTGAAATACTTTACGAAGACACTTTTTATAGGTCTCCATGGAGGTTTTGACCCATGCGCCCTGCCTTGCCAGAACATCGCGCTCGTCAACGATTTCGACAAAGTGGTGCCAGATATCTCCGTCGTACGAAAAGGTTTTGGGCTTGATCTTCTTCATCAGAATCCAACGGGTAGGAACATCCCAGCCATCAACCTCGTCAGACGGCTTCAGGTCAACGCCGATTGACCAATACTTACCCGAATGCTTTTCGCACAATTCTGCATACTCGGGATGATTGCTGTCGATGATATTTCCATCCTTATCCCGAACGTAATTCATTCGGTTGATTTCACCCTCGTTCTTTTTTGGATTGATGAACTCATCACCACCCAATAGAAAGGGTTCCATGAGAGGCCACACAAACGAGTAAATCCCTCGGCGTGCGGGAGGAGCGTGGAAATTGTCTTTGTTCGGATCGTAACCCCGCTGGTTGACCGATGACAATCCACCATACCGCACGAACTTCAGTTTTCGTGCCGAAGAGAAATCAAACTTTCCTTTGTTAGCCATTAGAAACCAAGGCGCATAACCATCGTGAACCAGATAGGGTCAACAACTTTCTTTCGAAGTTCTGCGGTGTCGGTCATCATTTCAAATTCTGCTTCTGTATCGTAAACGCTGCCGTCTCCTGTCTTCTCTCCCATTTTCAAATCCGTCACATCGACGGCGAAGAGGTGGTAAAGAGTGTCTGTTGACTTCGTTCCTCGGCAAGTTCCAAGAGATTTGAGGTCTTTCGTTTCGCAAATGTATCCCGTCTCTTCCTTCAATTCTTTCACAGCCATCTCTTCGGGTGATTCTCCCTTATCAACGCCACCGGTCACAGAACTGAATTCTGGCTTGAGACCCCACGAGGGAGTAACCTCCTTGCGCACCCCGTAAGACCAAGCATCGCGACCTTCACGACGATACGGAAGAACCGCGACGATGTTTCCATCACAGCGATTCTCGTGGGAGTAAACGTATTCTCCGTTCGGGGTATCCATCTTCATCAATGACAACCACTCCGTTCCTTTGAGAACGGTCGGCTTCTTTTCTTCGTGAAGATGCTTGAGAAGTGAACGGAGTTGAATCATCAGTAAATGAGAGAGTTGACGAGTTTGTATCGAATGTTGAAGGCTTCCAGCAAAAAGCGAAATTCGGATAGGCACTGATCCTTAGCGCCACCACATAAGTAGCAACCGCTGAATCGTTTCAGTTCTGAAATGCTAATGTCGGGAACGAACAACGGTTCATCTTCGACTATTCTTAACAAATCGTCAAGCTCAAAATCTTTTGCACCAACATCTGTGAAAATCTTCTCCCACTCCTTTGTGGTAATTTCTCGACTATCACGTATGTCGTTCATCACCATATATCTAATGGCTTTTATGATGAATTTTCTCTCCATACCCGCATCCATCCACCCTCTGAAGAAAGCGTATGTCTTTGGTCTGAAGTCGATTGAGTTCAACCGATCATCCTCAATACCGTTCTCCAAGTAGTAATCCACTACCTCGTGTTCAACGTTTCCACCAACCTCGGGATCGTTAAAGAAACAGAGAACCGGTCCGTGGCTCTTGTTAAGAAAATTCGTCAGTGCTGGCATAATCTTTCCACACCACTTGTCATAAGCCGGTTGAACGTCGATGACGATGATGGGTGTGTTTCCACCTTCCATGATCAACTGCGCACTTGTTTTCTCAGGGCGAGTCAATACCTCATTGAAAATCTGACGGTATTCATTCATTAGCCACCACCTCGGAAGAACAACGACGTTGCCATTTTTCTATATTCAGATGCAGGAAGGTCATGACCGGGATCATCTGGATTCACTTTCTTTGCCTCGGGAGAATTTTCATCCGGTGGAAGGGTCGTATCTCGTGAAGATACATTTCCGTCCACCTGTGGCAAGACCAATGGTCGCGAGGTGGAAAGCAACTCCTTCAACTTGGGACATCTCTTTTTCATATCAATAAATAACGGATAACCGGCGGTTTTTGATATTTATAGTCGATGTCTGACATTATCTACGTACCAGGTCCTAACAATGAGATGATCCCACTCACGCAGTCGTTTGGGCCACAATATCCCATCCTGTCCGATACTGCGTCATATGCTCTTACCGCAAGTTACTTTGTGGGGTTCATTGAAAGTGCAAGTTATGCCAAGTATGCGGAGACGGCGAGTTACCTGTTGGGATTTGTAGAATCTGCATCGTATGCCGAGCACTCGAAAACATCAGATTCGGCTTCATATTCCGACACCGCTGGGTTTGCTGATTTGGCTGATTCTGCCAGTTACTCCCTTACCGCGGACTATGCAAAGAATGCTTTGAGTGCAAGTTGGGCACCGATGCCTTCTGCATCGCTAACCTCAAGTTATAGTCTATTTTCCGAAACTGCCAGTTATCTTCTCGGAACCATCGCATCAGCGTCGTATGCCCAAAACGCAGCAACCGCCAGTTACTTCACAGGCAGCGTCAGCAACGCAATTCTCGCAATCAGTTCGTCATACGCGGTCTCAGCATCACACGCATCGGAATCCGACTACGCAGATTCAGCGTCGATTGCTGACACAGCATCATTTGCATACCAAGCCGCAACGGCGTCACTCGCCACCACTGCATCATATTCGATTATTGCTGGCTTGGCAATTACATCAAGTTTCTCAACAACCGCTGCGAGCGCAAGTTTCAGTGAAAATTCAAACACTGCCAGTTACGCTCTCTATGCAGAGGATGCTGGAATTGCAATCCTCGCCGAGACCGCTTCTCTTGCAAACACCGCAAGTTATGCGCTCACATCGTCGTATGCTGGTTCATCCATTACGAGCAGTTATGTTAGCGGGTCAACCGCAGAAGTTAAAAACCTTTACATCGTCGATAAGAATGGCTCGTTTGTTGGTCAAATTGCCACCACCTATGTAACCGGCATCAACTTCGCAACACAAGTAGATTCGTTCCCCGACACCGAAGGAAGCACCGCCCGATGGTTGGTGTCAGTCATCTCTCAAAGCGTTGCCCGTTCCTTCGACGTTTTTGCCGCTTGGAACGCTGTAAACAACCAAGTCACTTTTTGGGAAACCACCACAAATGCTGTGGGAACGGTGCCCGTCACCATGAGTGCGTATATATCATCCAACAACCTTGTTCTCCTTTGCACACCAACCTTGGGAACATGGGATGTCAAAACAATGCGATTTTTGTTATAATTCACTCATCCCTCCGATATTTATAGAACAACACCTGTCAACGGAATAACTCACTATGTCTAACGAATTCATTGTAAAGAATGGTCTAATCGTAAAAGGTAACTTGGATGTTACCAACGGCGGAATCATTACGACCGGACCAGCGGTAAACCAACTCACCGCTTCATACGCAATCACAGCATCGTACGCAGCGAACGTTCCAGCAACCGCATCGTATGCAGTATCCGCTTCACATGCCGACGAGAGTGACTTCGCTGACACCGCTTCTTATGTGGAGAACGCTCAGACCGCATCCTACGTTCTCAATGCCGTTTCGGCTTCACATGCAGCATACGCCGTCACCGCATCGTTTGCTCTCAATTTCAATCCGACCGCGACCGCTTCGTATGCATTGATCGCACAGACTGCATCCTACGTCGAAACTTCGCAAACGGCATCATATGTAGAGAATGCACAGACTGCTTCTTACGTTGAGACAGCACAAACCGCTTCATATGCACTAAACGCCGTCTCAGCATCTTACGCAACAAGTGCTTCCCATGCAGAATACGCTGATGATGCATTATCATCGTCGTATGCACAAACAGCAACTCTCGCCGACACCGCTTCTTATGTAGAAACGGCACAGACCGCCTCGTATGTTCTGAGCGCAGTTTCCGCTTCTTACGCAGTGAGTGCATCCCACTCTGAATTTGCCGATGATGCTCTCTCTTCATCGTATGCTCAAAACGCATCGACTGCCAACACGGCATCATATGTTGAAACGGCACAGACAGCATCATATGTGTTGAATGCAGTTTCTTCATCCTACTCGGTAAGTTCTTCACACGCAGAATACGCAGACGATGCATTCTCAGCATCCTATGCTCAAGCGGCTACAAATGCCGATACTGCTTCCTACGTCGCCTTGGCACAAACTGCATCGTATGTAGAAAACGCTCAAACTGCCTCTTACGTTCTCAATGCGGTTTCTTCTTCGTATGCAGTCAGCGCATCGCACTCTGAATATGCAGACGATGCTTTCTCCGCTTCGTATGCACAGACAGCAACTTTGGCAAACACCGCAAGTTATGTAGAGAATGCACAGACGGCTTCGTACGTCGAAAATGCACAGACCGCATCCTACGTTTTGAACGCAGTTTCCGCTTCGTTTGCACAACAAGCATCGACTGCATCTTACGTTGAAAATGCTCAGACCGCCTCGTATGTTGAAACTGCTCAAACTGCATCCTACATCGTGTGGGATAATGTCGCCAACAAGCCAGCCGACATTGTGTCTTCTTCGGCACAACTCGAAAATGGTGGTGGTGTAGCATTTGATTCGACCAGCAACCTAACGGTAGGTCAATTGACTGCTTCCTCAATCACGGTCGAAAACCTACACGTTCAGACAATCACCTCATCTGTGATTTACTCTTCCGGCTCAAACGTATTTGGAAATTCTCTTTCCAATACCCACATATTCACCGGATCGGTAATCGTGACCGGATCGTTGACAGTTTACGGTCCAATCACCGGAACAATCACAACGGCTTCTTACGCACTATATGCTGTCACCGCTTCACATGCTCTAACGGCAGTTACCGCTTCGTTTGCATTGACTTCATCTCTCGCGATCCGCTCGATTTCTTCGAGTTATGTTTCCGGAGGAGTTGATGCGTCATCCCTCACACTAAATAATGACGGTGTGTGGGCACGTTGGTTCAATGCCGAAGCAAATGGAATCACCACAACAACTCCGGTTGACACCTTCGCATCATCGCTTGGGTATTCCGCACGTTGGTTGGTAGCAATCAAAGACGGAGCAAACTTCAGAACAAGTGAAGTGGTCGCCGTCTGGTCAGGTTCATCTGCAACATTCTACGAGGTATCTACAACGGCTATCGGAAATACCGATCCGGTAACTATGAGTGTAGACATTGCGGGCGGAAACACCGTTCGACTCCTCGCCGATCCAACCTCGGGAACATGGGACGTTCGTACTACAAGAGTGGTCATCTAATAAAATAGACCGACCGCCCTTGTTGCTCCGAGGAAACGTGAATCGAGTAACAAATGGCTAACGAATTCGTAGTACGTAACGGCATAGTTGCTAAAGGAACGAGTAGTTTCGACACCGATGTAAAGGTGTCCGGAAGCATCATTGCGCCAAATGGCATACACCCACTCACAGCATCGTGGGCGGTACACGCCATAACAGCATCGTATGTCAATCCCGCACTACTGTCAGCGGGATCGTCGGCGTCGATTCCAAATACACTGGCTTTGCGCGATATATACGCAGGAACCGCGTTTGCTCATATTCTTTTCGATACGACAGGATCAAACATTCCAGTTCACACAACCGGTCTGGTTGATTGGAATCTGTTTGAAGGAACACTTGATATTCACACGGATGTAACTGATGTTACGATTCAAGCCGGTCAGGAACTTGTCATCAAGGTCAGAAATAATACCGGAGCACCTATACCAAATGGAGGAGTTGTTTACATTTCCGGATCGCTGGGAAATAGACCTTTGGCGTGGTTGGCTCAAGCAAACAACTTCGACGCAGCGAATAGTATCATCGGTCTTGCCACGAACACGATGGCCGACAATACAGACGGGTACGTAACCGTTGCCGGAAAGGTTCATGACTTAGACACATCGATGTACGCAGGCGGACAAGTTCTTTATCTGTCTACAACTATTCCGGGCGGATATTCAACTACAGAACCGACCGGCTCCAATGTTCCGGTAATTCTCGGAAAAGTTGTTCGTTCTCACGTGACTCTTGGAAGCGTCCTCGTCAACGTTCGACAGAACTTCATGGATGGAAATCATTTCGCAGCAGTCGAAGCATTGGTGAACGGAGTCGTTACCGCAAGTTTGTATGGAACTGCATCGTGGGCACTGAATTCTCTAACGGCATCGTATCTTCTCGGGTCGATTGAATCTGCATCGTATGCTGCAACGGCGTCGTATGTTGCTACCGCCTCTTGGGCGTTGAATGCAGTTTCATCGTCATACGCAGTTTCTTCATCTTACGCAGTCACCTCTTCTTTCGCCGTTTCCGCTTCGATTGCACAGACGGTAATCAATGGCGTGTCGATGACAGGTAAGTATCGTTTCTCCGACAGCACAACGATGGTTGACCCGACAATAGGAAAGTTGAGATACGATTCGGCAACCTTATCGTCGGTTCAAAACGTTGCCATTTCATCTACGACTTGGGAAAGTACAAACGCTTACAACTATCTTCGCTCTCTTGATGTAGGCGATCAAATCTACATCCAAACACAACTACAGCCGGGTGAATGGTTCCGTGGAAGAATCAGAGCGACACCCGTCGATAATACCTCGTGGTTCCTACTACCGGTTGAATATATCACAGGAAGCGTCGCTCTTCCATCCAATAACGAGGACCTTGTTGTTACCATCGTTTTGGGATTGAACACCTCCGAATTTCGCACCGGTTCATTTACTGGATCATTTACTGGCGCGTTCACCGGAAACCTGACAGGAACAGCATCGTGGGCAACAACTGCACAAACGGCAAGTTATGTTGCACAAACTTCGATTGTTCAATCGGGATATGCACTGGCTGCACACACATCAAGTGTGAATCTTGTTTCGACGAATACATGGGAAAACATACCATTCAGCACCAATCTCATTACACCCAATGGATTCACACACCCATCGGCGCTTGGTGGATTTACATCGAGTGTTTCTGGTATCTATCGAGTTCGGTTTGATGCAACCGCTTATAAAAATGTCGGCGGCACAAACAACTTTGGATTTCGACTTCTCAACGATGAGCAAGAAGTGTCCGGGAGTTACACGTACTTGACCATGATTTCAAGTAATACCTACACTCCTGTCTCAACCGAGGTGTATGTACCACTGGTATCTGGCTCAAGAATATCAGCACAAATGATATCAGACACAAACCAAGGTGGTATTTATACACAAGGAACCATTGGTTCTCCAACACCTTTCGTATATTCAGGCAAACTAACAATCAGTCGCATCTAACATGGCAGTTCCCGTAATCCAAGTTCACCCCGTCAACGGACCAGATATCGTTCTGATGAGTCCTGACCTTTCTCTAACGAGAAGTTTGGGATTGTCAAACGATAACATCCTGACGTTGGACGATGTTCCGATTACTACCGCAAGTTATGCTTTGTATGCAGAAACGGCATCATATTCAATCAGTGCTTCACATGCAATATTTGCCGACACCTCCTCAAACTCCAACTTCGCGTCTACTTCATCCTTCGTTGAATTTTCCAACGTAGCAAACAAACCAACGCTGGTCAGTTCATCGGCGCAAATAAACACAGGGTCATTCACAGGATCGTTTTTTGGAACGTTTGTTGGCACCGCATCGTGGGCAAACAATTCACGCACGGCATCATACGTTACGTTCGACAATGTTGCCAACAAACCGGCACTTGTATCTTCGTCGTTCCAAGTTTTATCCGGGTCGGGTGTTTACTCATCGTCAGCGCAGATCACTTTTCCAGCAACCACATCATACGCAATCTTTGCGGAAACATCTTCGAGAGCGACTCTTGCAAACAGTGCGTCTTATGTTGAATTTGCAAACATAGCAAATAAACCAACCCTTGTATCATCATCGGCACAAATAAACACCGGTTCATTCACAGGATCATTTACCGGAGTGCTCGTAGGTACATCCTCGTGGGCAATTCAGGCAGTAACAGCGTCACATGCGCTGACAGCACTGACTGCTTCTTTTGTTGCTACATCCTCGTGGTCGATACGCTCAATATCATCTTCATATGCGGATACCGCATCATTCGTTTCAACTGCCTCATGGGCAAGAAATGCAATCACGGCATCGTATTTTTCCGGATCGATCACGAATGCCATTTCATCTTCGTATGCACTTTCGGCGTCATATGCTGTAACCGCATCGTTCGCCGTTACGGCATCGTACACCGCAACTGCGTCTTATGTAAATCCAAGAACTATAGGCGATCACGGATCATCTTTCGTTATTCGAACGGGGTCACTCACGGTAACGACGGCAAACACATGGCAATCTGTTCCGTACGAGCACAACGTTTTCACCGACTCCGTTGATTGGACCTATTCATCCGGTGGTACTGTGCTCACATGCTCGACTGCTGGTGCATACAACATTGACGCTGTTATGTATCTTCAAAAAACCGGCGGTACCGCTGCTGTCGGGGCGATGAGAATACTAAAGAATTCTTCGGAAATTTCCGGAAGTTATGGCGCATACACTTTCGCATCAAACAACACCGCAATTCCGATTCTTGTGCACGTTCGAGAAACATTCGCGGCAAACGACACACTCACGATCCAACTTACCGGAACATCGACGACAATTCAAGCAGCGCCTCCTCCGACAGCCGGTACTCCGGTGACCCGACCAACATCAACTCTACGTGTTCACCCATCAGCCTAATTTATGACAAATCTTCCAGAGTTTATTTTTGATTCGGTTAATGGTCCGATAATCAGCCTCCACGATAGCAATGGAAAGCGCCGAGTATTGACCGTTAACGAAAACGGTCGTCTACACATCAAAGACCCCGAGTTCAATGAAACGAGGGATGTGATGGAAGTAGATTCACAGTACAATGTTTTCCTGAGAGACCACTGGTTCGGAAGCGACTACAGCGGCATCTTGGGATGGCAGAGAAGTATCGCGGGCAATTCAGCAACCGCCGAAAAAATCGAAGGTGAAGTTGGTGCTCCGGGAATTATTCGCCTTTCTGCTGGAAAATCGTCTACTGGTCGCTGTGCTCTATCTCTCGGAACCAAAGACGTAGTGCTTGACACGGCAGAAATCACATACGAGTTCAAGATTCGCCTACACCAAGCATCGACAAATGGCTTGGATTACCGAGTTTCCGTTGGATTTGGTGATGTGACAGGAAATGGTGAATTTGCAAATGGCGTGTGGTTCGAACACTCGGCGATCAACCGAGGCTATTGGATCGCCAGAACCGCAAAGAACAATATCCGAACGACAATAGTCACCACCGATCCGGTTAGCCCCGGAAATTGGCATGTTCTGAAAATGATTATCACCGATGCCGCTGTGCAATACTTCTGCGGTCATACGCTTCTTTGCACCATCGACAGAAACATTCCGACCGGGCAAGCGTTCTCACCGATCATCAAAATAGAAGGAATCAGCGGCGCGGCGGATAGATATTTCGACTTAGATTTCATCTCAATCAACTTGGAGTGGCCGACAAATGAATAAATACAAAATTGACATCATCTCCGGAAGTATTGAGTTCGCCACCGAGCCCGAAGCAATTGAGTATGCCGTTGCACAAAGCATCGACACCGGCTCCATTTATTCCGTGACGGAATCTGTCGTGGTAGATAAAGAAGCAGAATTTGAAGCGTTGGTCGCTGCTGGTTTTCCAATCGGAACCTCATCACTCGCACTCACAGACGTTGACCGTGCCACATTTTCATCGATGCTTGCATTGGTCAACGAAGGATTGATGCTCGGTCAAATGACAACCGAATCGATGGTCACGATCAAGAGTCAGGAAGGCGATATCATTCCACTTACGGCTCTTCAGTTCAAGATCACGATGCTCCAATACGGTTTTTATTACAAGACCATCTGGGACGCAAAACAGTAATTTTGAGTTGACTTATTTTGAGGGATTCACGAGTATGGATTCGTGAATATCTTCTTCCTCAGTTTCAATCCCGAACAGTGTGCCCGATGGCACTTGGATAAGCATGTGGTCAAGATGCCTTTGGAGAGTACACAGATGCTCTTTTCGGCATACTATGCCTGTCTCGGGTTCAAGACTCCCAAGGAACGCAAAGCCAACATGGGCAAGGTGTGGGAACGATTCAAGACACTTCCGCGTGTGGATGACAAAGGTCGTCCTGCTCCATACGGAATGTCTCATTTCAACCACCCATCTACCAAGTGGGCGAGAGAATGTATCGAGAATTGGGAATGGCTACACAGCCTCGCAATGTCTCTGTGTGAGGAGTATCACCGTCGATACGGTCCGAAGCCTCTGAAGGTTGAGCCACTTCTTATATGGATGTGGCAGAACAAACCTGAACTTCCGTCGAACGGGGGCAAAATAACCCCTCCTCCACTTTGTATGCCCGACGATTCAAAAGTAGTTGACAACCCGATTGAATCGTATCACAACTATTACATCAGACATAAGAAGGACTTCGCCACATGGAAGTCTCCGTCAAGAAAACCCAAATGGTATAAAAACTAATGAGCGATAACAACGAAGATTTTTCAATGGCAGATTTCGGAACCGAAGGTGCTGAAAAAAACTACGGCACAAAAACCTCGGAGCCTCCACAGGCTGCAAATGAGGAAAAATCCGAAAAGAAAGGCGCAAAGGGATTCTGTCAGTGGACCGAGACCGAGCCATCTACTTTCATGGCTGTTGGTAAGACCACTGCCACGCTGACCTCCGGTGTTTACGCCATTGATCAAGATCGTGGCACTCCAATCTTCATCCAAAAGGATGTGAAGGTTGACGACCTCATTGAATTTCCAAACTCCAAGTCGGATCGAATCCTCACGGAAATCGAAGACTTCTGGAAAAAGGGTTCAGTATTCAAGCAGTATGGATTTCTCCACCGTCGCGGTTACCTCCTCTATGGTGATCCGGGTGGCGGTAAGACATGCTTGGTGCAACAGGTCATCAAGCGAATCGTCAAGAACAACGGAATCGTTTTCCTGTGCGGTCATCCGAATGTGTTCGGTGAAGGACTTCGCGTTTACCGCAAGGTTGAACCGGATCGCCAAATCGTCTGCATTCTTGAAGACGTTGATGCCATCATCGAACAGTTCGGAGAAGACGAAATCCTCTCCCTGATGGATGGTGAAAATCAGGTTGACAAGGTGATTAACATCGCCACGACCAACTACCCGGAACGTCTCGACAAGCGCATCACCGGTCGCCCTCGCCGGTTCGACCGCATCATCAAGATTGCTATGCCTGACGAAGCAGTTCGTCGCGTCTACTTCAAGATGAAACTTCACATCGATGATAACGAAGTCGAAAAGTGGGTCAAGGCAACCAAGGATTTCAGTTTCGCCGCCATGGCGGAATTGGTCATCAGTGTGAAGTGTCTCGACCACCCGTTCGAAAAGTCGGTCGATACGTTGAAAAAACTCATGACCAACAAGCCAAAATCGACCGACTCAGGAGACGAGGAAGACGAGCCAAGAAAAGCAGGATTTGGATTCTCTTGATTGAAAAAATCACTTTTTTCTCTGTGGGGAGATATTTATAACTGAACTTCAAACCACAGAGAAATTATGAGAATTTTCAAAACAGGCGTAGAAATCACACTCCAGCAGGCAATCGATCAGGGTCTCGTTACCGTCGATGGTCAAGGCAACGTTTGGTTGGCTAAAGACACCGCCCACCTCGTCAAGATCACGGGCGACTTGATTCTACCTTAATATCAACCCCACCAAACGGTTATGAGCAACACAGACTTGAAGTTTTACGTCGCTGACTCCACCTTGAAAAAGGGAAGTCAGACACCAGTTTTCATCTACGACTCTACAGCAGAGTTAGTACGCCACCTTGAAGGAACGGTCTTCCGTCAATTCAACAAGACGCGTGCACGCTTTATGGAAGACGCTGCCGACATGGGCGTAGCCGAAGACGATAATATCGGAAGAGCATTCACGGAACTATTGACCGAGTATTTCAACATCGGATTCATTAAGAACAACGTTCCGATTCGAAAGAACATTTTCGAAGCCGACCACTATCTCCGTCGCACAGACGTTCATGGCGATTAACCTTGACAATCCCATAAAAGTTTTCAATCGTTGATGACTTATGGGGTTGGATATCAAATGGTCTTCAGCAAGACGAGTAATGACGAGCAATGGCCCGTCATATGTTCGTAGTTGGGTCATACCCGTTCAACTCCTAACGGGCTTCTTTCAGTTCTGGAATGAGAACAAACTTGGTTTGAAACTTGACGGATACTCCGTCAGCAAAAACCAAGAGGATAAGTGGCAATTCAATGAATGGAGAAAGCGCCTAACCGACTTCAAGGATTTGGGCTCGTCTCAGCCCGCCAAGGTAATCACCATTCCAGAAAAAAGTTCGCTCGTTCTTGAGCCATTGCGTTTCCCACAAGGTCTCAGGGAATGGCAACCACCGGTCGTTCAGCAATTGGTGGCATCGATTAAGAAGTGTGGAGCAGCAATCGACGGCTCGGATACCGGAACCGGAAAGACATACACGGCAGTTGCCGTGGGTCGTGAGATGGATTTGGAAATCGCAGTTGTTTGCCCAAAAGCCGTTATCACGGCATGGAAGAGGGTAATTCGCAACCACTTCAAGATGACTCCAATTTTCGTCATCAACTATGAAGCATTGAAGGGTGGAAAGCAGAAGCACATTGCCACATGGGAAAAGGTAAGTAAGAAGTGTAAACGGGAAACCTTCGTATGGAAGATGCCCAACCCGAAACAAACACTCATCATTTTCGACGAGAGCCATCGATTAAAGTCGGGAACAACAATCAACTCCGAAATGGCTCTGGCGGCACACAAGCAGGGATACAACATCCTTTGTTGTTCAGCAACAAACGCCATCAATCCAATTGAACTAAAAACGGTTGGAAAGATTCTTGGTCTTCACTCTGGCTCTTCCAAGGGCTTTGCTCAGTTTCTTCAAGAGCATGATTGTGCAAAGGGAAGATTTGGTTGGGAGTTTGGTGGAGACCAAATGGTGTTGAAGAAACTCCACTTCGACATTTTCAAGGAACGTGGTGCTCGCCTAAAGAAAGAGGAGATTCCCGGATTCCCCGAATGCGATCTTGTCGCAGAAGCCTATGACATGGATGAGCAATCCAAGGCGGATATCAATCAGATTCACTTCGACATGAAGCGAGAACTGGATAAGATCAACAAGACCATCAAGAACGAATCTGAGAAGATGGCAAATGCTCTCACCGCACAACTTCGCGCACGACAGAAGACCGAACTCATTAAGGTTCCGCTCTTTGTTGAAATGGTAGAGGAGGCAATTGAAGATGGAATGTCGGTCGTAATCATCGTAAACTTCACCGAAACGATCAAAGCCCTTCAAGAGAGATTAAGTAAATTCGGCGACATTCCTATCATATGGGGTCTCGATCCAAAAAATCGCCAAGCCAACATCGACAAGTTCAATGCAGACGAGGCTCGGATTATCCTTGTCAACATCAAGGCGGGTGGTGTAGGATTGAGTTTACATGACCTCAACGGAAAATATCCTCGGTTTGCCATCATTTCACCCGGACCATCAGCCGTCGAACTTCGACAGGCAACCGGTCGTGTTTGGAGAGCAGGAGCGTTGACCAAGGCTATGCAGAGAATCGTCTTCGTCGCCGGTACGGTTGAAGAGGGAATCTGCGAGCAACTAAAAACGAAACTTGATCACCTCGATCAAATTAATGACGGCGACTTATCAACCAACGAATTTTCTATCATACAGGAATGAAGCCAGATACTTATCCAAAGGAAACAATGAAATACACCGCCGAATCAGTGAATTGGAGGCTGGTAATCGACATTGATGAAAACGTGTTCGATGCTGACACTGCATTTATGGAAGCCGCTACACGCGGAGCAGAGCAAGCATTTCGAGAATACAAGAACAATTTCCTCTGTGGGCCTTACATCGAAGTGTCTTGTAAGAATGCCCAAGGCGAACTTATCACCAAATACGTCAACGCATTCTTCGTTCTCCTGAATGCCGCCCTCTATAAAAAGGCTGAGGAACTTCGAACGAACTTTCAGACTCGTTCTGAAGAAAAGATAGATTTGGCGAAACAGCCATATTTATAGATAGAACTCAAATAGGTTATGTCAATCGGAGGTGTAAAGCGTATTCTGCTGGAATCCGAGATTCGTGCGGCTCAACAAGTCGGAATCTCTGCAAGGCAGTGCGCCCGCATCCTTGGGGTGCATGTTGCGACCTACAAGAAATACGCGAAGGCATACGGGCTCTACACACGCGTTCTTAACCGCAATGGCAAGGGTCTGAAAAAAGAAAAATCCGCATTCGTGGGAAAGTATCCTATTGGTGAAATATTGGAAGGAAAGCACAACAGCAACTCCTACCTCACCCCCGTCTACGTTTACCGAAAACTGATTCGATCCGGTGTTAAAGAAAATAAGTGCGACATATGCGGGTTCTCCGAATGTCGGATCACCGATGACAAGTTCCCACTTATTTTAGTTGGCAAAGACGGAAATCGCCATAATTACCACAAAGACAATATTGAGATTGTCTGCTACAACTGCTATCACAACTTCTACAACGGGTTCGCTGGAAAGCCTACCGCCAAAATAAATGGATAACCAAGACCACTACCAGATTCTATTAGAAAACGCCCGAAAAGAGATTGAGATTTACAATCGCGGTCTTCAAGCCGTTTTGGAGAAGAAGCGTGTTCGTGACGAAAAGCACGCCAAGTTCCTTCGCATAATCAACAAGCAAGTGAAGAAGTGGAACACGGGCAAGGAAAAGGCGGAAACAAGAATTAAAGAAATTGAAGCCTTGATGGCGTCGGAGAGAAAGACCGGAGAAAAACCGGTCATGTCGCAGGAAAAGAAATTCCCGATATACTCACCCGCAAAGCCTGAAATTCTATCTCTCCCTGTGATGCCAGAGTCAGACGTAAAGGTGCCGTTCGATGTAGTAGACAATTCGGCACAAGAAGCGGTATCTGTCAAGAACGAGGCGACCGGTGAGGAAGTTTCACTCACCGAAGAAGAACTTCGTCAATTGGAAGATTTGGCGAAGGAAGATTGATTACTTGTAGCCAAGTGCCTTCTTGATATCATCAATTGCACGCTTTTCTTTGATATCAAAAGCCTTCGACAATTCGTCTTTAAGATCGCGAATTGTGCTCGTATCTTCCAACTGCTGAATTTCGTCTACCATCTTCTTGAGGGTACCATCTTTCAAGTCATGGAGTTCTGATTTTACGTGCCCTGCCATCTCAAACACACGTGGTAGCATGGTTGCAATAACCCGACCGAAAAGAGCAGCGATTTGCTCAAATACACTGAAGATGGCACCGATGATTGGATTCGACGCCGCACCAATTCGTAGAATGAGGAATAGAACACCGAAGCCTGTCAAGAGCCACATTGCGTTACGAACAAAAATCCAGACACCGTGCTTGATAGCATACCATCCCCACGCGCTGTCGAATTTCTTCAACTCTGCCTTTAACTCATCGACTTCGATTGTTGATTGGGCGAGATTGTCGGTAATGGTGTCGATTGACTTTCCCTGTTCTAGCAACTTCATCTTCAACTCTTCAACCTGCTTGATGAGCAATGCCTGATCCCTCTCCGATTTTTCTTGTAGTTTGATGTATTCGGAGTCGAGGTTGGCGAGAAGTTTGGCACCCTCTGAATTTCTGGCAGCGAGTTCGGCGTTGGCGACCTTCAATTGTTCTCCGGATACTCGCTCCTTTACCAAGTCGGATACGAGTTGATCAACCGCCGTATGAACTTGATTCTTTTCTTCAATGTTTGGATCGCCTGCGAGACTCTTGGTTCTGTCGTTCATCTGCGTTGCCACAGTGACGGCAGCGCCATCAACGGGAGGAAGTGATGCCGTGTTCACCTTATCAAGTGCATGGTCGGTTCCTTCAGCATACACACCAATAGCGTCGAGTTTCTTTTCGTTGTTTTGTGCAACGACTTGCTCGGCAGCGTTCAATTTATTAACTTGTGTAGTCGCCTGCTTCGTTCCAGAATTGCTGCTCTTGATGAACTTAGGAACGAGATTACAGGATGTTGTAGTCAATGCCACAAACATCATGAAGACCATTATTGCTTTCTTGAATTTCATAACTTACTTGGTTGCGTGAAAGATGGATTCCCATACTGGCACGGTCTTTTCCAAACCAGCCTTGTTTAGTTCTTCCCAATTTCCACATTCTGCCAGTTTGATCATGTGGTCGATTCTTCTTGCGATTGACTCACGGATTTGACCGGCGTTGATATTTCCTACCTTGGCAACTTTCACTGCCTGTTCATTTGTGAAGCCTTTTTTCATTCCCGTTGCGTTCTCACGAACGTCAATGTTGTGATAGATTGACTCCATAAGGTTGACGAGTTCCGTCAACTTGTGCTTGTAAGGGCAGTCAGGAAGACCACAGTTTTCAAATGCTTTGCGAAGACGATCCGACTTGTCAGCGACCGAGTGAATCTCAGTCATATCAAGACGATTCTTTTCGCCAAAGTTTTCCTTGTTCTCTTCTCCACTGATGATGGTGTGGTCATCCTTCACGGTGTGCTTCGTCGTTCCTGCAAATTCTTCTTCAAGAGGAGGAGTTTCCTTCTTGTTTTCTTTGTCGTGGGTGTAAGCGGAAATGGTCCATCTCTTACCCTTCATATCAGAAGTTAGACCTTTTCCGAGCATTTTTGCCCCGCCTTCTTGGATTGGTGATAATGGAGCCGGGCTTGACAATCCAATTGCTGACACGCATACCACATTGGCTGTGTCTCGGTCGGCATCAGGAAATTCAGGAGTTCCACCGATTTTGCCAGAATATTGTTGGGTATCTTTGAAATTTTCATCCGCTTCCTTCCCGTCTTTCAATTCATCTGCCAATCCAGCACGTTTCATTCCGCTGTAGTACTTTGGATTTTCCTTGAGGTGATCGAGGGCAATCTTTGCAGCCTGACGGGGGTCGGTCGTGTGTTCCATCTCGACCTTGATTCCCATGATAAGTTCGTTCTTATCAATCTTCAATGCGGCAACTGGCGCGGCAACAACTGGTGCTGCTGGCGCTTGAACTTGTGCCAAGCCGGGCGATGACAAACCCAACGAGTGTATTTCTGTAAAGAATGATTTGAATTTCATGATTACTTCTTCTTCATCTCCCTCATGATGGAACTGATTGATTCAATTGAGCGACCTTGTGTTCTTTGAGCGACACCGTTTCGCATGATTTCAGCAATGGAGTCTGGAACTACTTGTTTCTTAGGTGTCATTCCACGAATGATGGAAGCAATCTCATTGACGTTTACTTTGTCGTCTGGCAATTCTTCTGATCTGTTGATTCCGAGCATTTGTAGTCCTGAGTAATAGTTTGGGTTTTTCTTAATGTTGGCAATGGCGATCCTCTTGGATTCGTCTTTGTCTTGGTCGAATCGACGAGACATTTCGTATTTGATTCCGATGAACAATTCATCCGGATCAATACCGGGCTCTTTGAGGTCTTCTGGCTTGATCGAGTCATATGGTGCCCAACCCATCACCGTATTTCCGTTCATCGGTATTTCTCTCGATCCGAGAGTAGATGAACCAGCAAATTTGTTTGGATTCTGTCTTACACCGGGAGAAGCAAATGTTCCGAACGCACCCAACGGAGCAACGGCACCACCGGCTGATCCATATCCACCGGAACTTCCACCATATTGACAGAACTCTTTCAAAACAGCCTTCTTCCAATCCTTGTCGCTATAGAGAATCTTGCTGAATGCAAGTTCCTTTCCTACGAATCTTTGATCCCCGACAAACTCATCTCCCTTACCTTTCTTTAGGTATGCGATGGTTACGTGAGGATGATAGTCAGTGTATGAATTCTTCCAATTGACGTTATCCTTGATCAAGCCATTCAATTCATGAAGGTCTTCTGACTTGACTTCGATCTTGAGAACGTCGAATTTCTCATTTCTGAATTTGGATACGACGCCGAGAGAAGCGGAGAGTGGAGTTTCAATCTGACCGATCAATTTCTTGACCTGATCCTTTCCGCCATTTTCAACTCCATACAATACGGTGATGTGGGGATCATCTTCACGCCCCTTAATATCATCCTCTTCATCGACGTAAATGTAATCCTCGGGGATAGCCTTAATGAATTCCATCAACTCTGGAAAGTGTGGAACTCTAACCATTACAGTTTCCTCGAACCCTTCAGCACCCTCAGTCAAGAGAGCCTTCATCATTGATCTGTAGGTTACGTCTTTCATCCTAACAAAATGTCTCTCTTTGGTTGTGGCTGTTCGTAAATTCCCATACGTCCCTTGAGCATTCTCAATGCTGCCTTTGGATTCATTCTTCCGGCGTTAAACCCGATGATGCCATACTTTGCACAGAACGATTCCAATTCTTTCAAATCCTCTTCCGGCCATTCGTTTACATTGGTTCCCGGAGGAGCGATGAACGCGTTGCGTTCCTCCGACCGTTCTTGCTCTTGCCTTTTTTTAGCAAGTAGCATTGCAACCGGATCGAAGGTGGGCTGCTTGAAAAAACTCATATCACCTGTGTTGAAGGTAGACGACATATCCTATAAATATGCCAAGGCAAGAGATTACACAACAAAAAACCCCGGTATTTCTACCGGGGTTTGATGTGATATTCTATCCCTTAGTTGTTATGGGAGGAAGGTTGCGATTGCAACTCTCTTCCAAGTCGATCCACGCTTGAAGTAAACGTAGTCGTCTGCGATTCTGATTTCACCGGTGATACCAGCGTCAGATGCGCTGATAGGTGCGGTTGCTGTCGTTACCAACACTCCGCTTGCCGTTGCTGCCGTGATGGCATACGATGCGGTTGCGAGAGGGTTGAAGTTCTGCGCGAACGATGCTGTGACCGAGAACCATGCGTATGAGGCAGTGTCAGCGTTCAAGGCGAACGATGCAGTTCCGGCAAACTGACTTGCGGCAGTGATACCAGATACATTGGCGTAATCAACATCCAATGCAACTTCAGCGGTCAAGGCATACGATGCTGTTCCTGCGAACTGGCTTGCAGCGGTGATACCGGCGACGTTTGTATATGCTACATACGATGCGGTTCTTGCTGTTTCCACGTAGGAAGCGGTGTTTGCGTCGATTGCGGTGGTTGCCCACGATGCAGTTCCGACAACATTTCCGAGAAGCGATCCCGTTACGCCACCGTTTGCGGTCAACGGACCAGAGACCAAGAGCGATCCAGAAACATAATCCACAGACGAGGTAATCGTCAAAACGTGGAGCGTGTCAACCTGAATTGCCGAAGCGGTCAAAGTCGTCAACGTTACATCCTGACCAATCAAGTTTGCTACGGTTTGAGCCGAAGACGAAACGATACTTGAACCCTGAAGGTTTACAAGGGTCTGTGCAGAAGACGAGACAATGTTTGAACCCTGAAGGTTTACAAGGGTCTGTGCCGACGATGACACAATTCCAGAACCACTCAATGCGCCGCCGATATCAACGTTTGTTGCGTAGGATGCTGTTCCTGCGCGGAGTGCGTAGGATGCTGTTCCTGCGAACTGGCTCGTCGATGTGATGCCTGTTACGTTGGAGTAAGCAACGTTCGAAGCGGTCTGTGCGGTCTGAACGTAGGATGCGGTTCCTGCTACGAGAGCATAGGAAGCGGTTTCACCTACAGGAACTCCGTTGATGTAGAGAGAACCGGTGATGAGAACCGAACCGGTGAACTCGGATACGTCTGTGAGAGAATCACCAAATACGTTCGAGCCTGCGCCACCCGTTAGAGTGATGGAACCCGAAACGTTAAGAGAACCGGTGAACTCGTGAACGTTTGCGCTGGTCGAACCTGCGATAACGTTGCCATTTACATCGGCGTTTCCTGTTACTGCGACATTTCCACCTACAGAAGCGTCACCCGATACGGCGACAGCGGATGCTGTGACCTGACCGAATGTTACGTTGCTTGTTCCGGAGAATGCTACGCCGCCGCCGTTTTCAAGTTGTGCGGAGGATGTTACGATGTTGGCAGGCTTGCTTGCTACGTTTGCCCACTGAACATACGATGCCGTCTGTGCCGTCGTTACATAGGATGCTGTGAAAGCATTTACTACATACGAAGCGGTTGCAGCGGTGATTGCGTATGATGCGGTTGCAAGAGGATTGAAGTTTTGAGCGAACGATGCGGTCAAAGCATTCAATGCATAAGAAGCGGTTCCGGCAAACTGGCTTGTGGAAGTAATTCCAGTTACGTTGGAGTAAGCAACGTTGGAGGCTGTCTGAGCCGTTTCAACGTATGATGCTGTCTGAGCCAACGAAGCATTTGATGCCCAAGATGCGGTTCCAACAACGTTACCGAGGAGTGAACCGGTCACACCACCGTTTGCGGTCAATGGTCCTGTGACCAAGAGTGAACCGGAAACATAGTCAACCGATGAAGTAATGGTTAGAACGTGGAGGGTATCTACCTGAATGGAAGATGCCGTCAACGACGTTAGTGTTACTGTCGTTCCAACGAGGTTGGCAACCGTCTGTGCCGAAGACGAAACGATGCTTGAACCTTGGAGGTTAACAAGTGTTTGCGCCGAAGACGAGACGATGCTCGAACCCTGAAGGTTTACGAGAGTTTGTGCAGAAGAAGAAACGACGCTCGTTCCTTCGAGAGCCGCACCGAGAACGGTTGGGCTGACGTAGGATGCCGATTGTGCCGTTTCAACATACGAAGCGGATTGTGCGACCTCGACATACGAAGCAGATGGTGCCGTTGCGGAAGCAACAAGACCACCTGTGCCGTCAGTTCTGACGAGGAGGTTTGAACCGCTTAGAACGGTTTCAACGAAATTGGAGTTTGCTCCATTACGTTGCGTTAGTACGATATCATAGGGATTAGACATATCAGTGACTTATGGTTAAGGTTGTATAATAAATAACTGGCAAGGTGAGTAAAATTACGACAAAATCAATGTAAGGTCGTAAATCTTCAAAGGGTCTTCAACCGGTCCGGCACCAGAAGCGGTAATATTGCCTACCAACTTGTCTTCTTTCCCTTGGTTGTTGATGAATGGAACTTCAACATACCAAACTTTTGATGTGTTCACACCTTCGCCGTTGCCACGATACTCGGTCTTGATGATGTTGAACGGAAAGCCGAGTTGTGATGCGGTCTCCAAAATCTTCTTCACACCATTCCAGTATTCATCCTTGAAAAAACCGGTAGTTAGGTTGTGAAGTTTGGAGTAGGCAAATGTCTTTGCCGACTGTTTGGAACGGCCGTCGAGTTGGTTTTTCACGGCAGGTTCTTGGTTTTCATTCAAATCTCTAAAAAAATCTCGATATTTCATGGTTCGGTTGCCTAACCATAAATATAGATGCTTAGAAAGATAATTGCATCCTATTTATACATGACGACAAAATATGATAGCGGTAAACCTCATCCTCATAACAGGATCGTTGGCGGGCACATCCTCCCTCGGTCCGGCACATAAAGACCAATTCTACTATGCGACCGATTATCGGGGTGGAACGCTGTACTACAGCAATGGAGTCATTCCTCCTATACAAATCGGCTCGTCGCTCACAGCATCATACGCCACGTATTCGATTCAGTCGAGCCAATCACTTTCCTCCGTCAGTGCGGTCAGTTCAAGTTATGCAGTTACCGCTGTCACCTCAAACTACGCACTGACGGCAGGAACCTCTTTATCCGCATCTTTTGCTGCACAAGCAAGGTCTGCGTCATATGCTCTCACGGCAAGTTACCTAACCGGAGTCACATCCGGTACAGCAAGTTTTGCCGTGACCGCATCATACGCACTTACGGCAAGTTACCTAAATGGATTCAATGGGGGAACGGCATCTTGGGCGATTTCGGCATCAAGAGCAATTTCTTCAGAAACGGCAGACTCGACGCCATTTGCATTGACAGCATCGTATGCCCTGAATGCGGGAACTGTTCCAACCGCTTCATTCGTTGTGACCGCCTCGGGCGCTCTATCCAATCTCACAGCATCTTACGCACTAACCGCCAGTTACATTTCCGGATTCAGTGTTACTGCATCTTGGGCGGTTTCGGCATCGCGAGCCGTTTCGGCAGAAACCTCCGTTTCTTCAAGCACATCAATCAGTTCAAGTTATGCTTTAACCGCATCGTTTGCTCTTAATGCCGCTTCTGTTCCAACGGGGTCATTCGTCGTCACTGCATCTGGTGCACTATCAAATTCAACGGCATCATATGCTCTCACAGCAAGTTATATGAAGAACCAAGGAACTTCCAGTGGATACATCATTGGAAATGCCATGGATGGTTTTTATGGTCCGGGATCAACGGGTTCAGTTGCCAACATCCAAGAAGGAGACCGTGTGGAAGACGCATTAAACAAAATCGATGACATTCTGTTCAAGTTGGCACCAGCGCGACCACCAAATCTGAGTACAAAGTCTCTCACGTTGGGCGGAATTTACACTGCAAATCTCGCAGGTACCAATACAGCAATTACGACAGTAACTACCGATACAACTCCTCTATTCACTCTATCCGGAGGAATGACTTCTTCCAATGCGTTTGGAGACGGCGATGCAGGAGAACTTTCAGCATCACTCAATGGAACGACAATCGGTTCCCGTCTGCTATCGGCAGCAGATGATTCGGGATCATACGGAGATTTGGGAATCACACTCGACATTGACTATTACCTTGGTCAAGCCGGTAAAGCCGGATTCTGGAAGGCACTGCTTGCACAGGTCAATGTTTCTTCCCCGATTGCCACGGTTGGTCCTCACAGCGCATCTCTAAAGCACACGACGACGGGTCAAACTCCGGATTACATCTTCTACATCGACACTCCGGTTACACCAACAGCCGTCACGGGAAGTGTTGTTGCGTCTGGTGTGACCTATATCTCGGGCGTTCCGGCTTTGGTTGGTGGAGTAAGTGCCTCGGCAATTTTACTATCAGCAACCGCATCCAATACGGTTGGTCGTTTCTACAACACCACGAGAATATTTCAAGGTTCTGGAACGGGTGTCACCGCTGCAAACTTTACCCTGCCATCCTCACCGGCATCAGGTTCGATTCAATCGGGTTCAAGATCATACACCGTCAACGCTTCCAGCACTACGGAAAATGCATCTTACACGGTGACGGCTTACAACTCGTTTGGAACGACCGCCACGAACACAATCACCAACACACGAATCCGTATGGATTCCACAGTCGATCCTTCGACTCGTGTAAGGTCTGGTCAAGGTCATTACCCAACATCCGGTTCACTCGCTTCCCAATACGCTGGAGCATTTGATTCTACAACATCCCTCTCGGGTTCCGGAAGCGAAGAACTTCAAATGCTGAATGGTCAGTTCCAATACCCAACCGGAAACTACACAGGTTCCGTTCCGGTGGCAGGACCGAACTATTCATCGGTTCCAACGGGATCGTTCAATAACTTCCGCTGGGTGACATTCAACATGGGTTCGATTGTCAACAAGGCAAACATTCAAGTCAATTTCTCCAATACTACAGGATTCACAACTGTCGTTCTAACCAACTTCCAACTCGGAGTTCGTGTAGAAGGATCAACCCCGACCGCTGGTTGGGTTGATGGCAACGTGGCATTTCCGGGTGTTGGCGATCCTACAAACAACGGTGATGCCGCACTTGTTATTGCAAGTTCGACGGCAACATCAAAATTGGTTACGTTTGGAACGGCTGTAAAAACTGGAACGGTATTTGTTCGTGTTGGAATACCTCTCGGTGACACTAAGAAGTTCGGCGGAATCACGATAACAGCGACCTAAGATGCCTAATACCAACCAACAAGCCGACCTACTCTTCAAGAAGTCCCTCGGAAAAGGTTCTTCGGGAACATCATCGTTTTATTTCAACGAACCAATCAACGGAAGAATTGCAGTTTTCCCCACGCAGATTTGGCAAGACCAAGGGCTCATTCCAGTCACAGCATCGTATTTGAATGGAATCGTTGAGCAAGTATTGACTCAATCTCTGATTCAAGTTCCCGGTCAACCCGCCGCCTATTACCACCCCAATCTAAGAGATGCCATCCCGTTCAACTACGACCCTTCCGGATCGTATGTTCCACAGGTGATGAAGAATGACCTGACACCAATTGCATTCGGTGAAAATGATTGGGTTATCGACATTGATACGGGAATGCTCACTTTCTATAGTGGCGTTCCAACCGGTGTGACCGATCTTCTTCCTCCAAAGGTAACCTTCTGGAAGTACATTGGTTCAAAAGGAATCCCAACAGGATCGGTTACGGCATCATACGCATTGACTGCCAGTTATGTTGAAGGAGTCAACGCAGCAACCGCAAGTTGGGCGATCACCGCATCGTATGCACTTTATGCAGAAACGGCGTCGGTTGCAACTTCGGCTTCTTATTCCGTCTCGGCATCCTACGCAACTTTTGCAAGAACTTCGGTTTCCTCAAGTTACTCCGAAACCGCCTCGTATGCGTTTACGGCGTCTTATGTTCAACAGGCTCAATCGGCACTGTCGGCAACATCGGCTTCATATGCAGCCAGCGCGAGTTATGCCCAATCGTCACTTTCTTCAAGTTATGCGGTAAGCGCATCCTACGCAGTAAGCGCATCGTATTCGGTCTCGGCATCATACGCCGCCACATCATCCGTTGCTCTTTTTGCATTGAGCATTGAAGTTGCCACACCTCCTACATCACCATCAGACCCCGGAATTCAGGGTCAATTTTCGATAGACGATGACTATTTCTATATCTTCTGGAATGGGGTTTGGAGTCGCCAAACAAGAAACACGGTATGGTAAGTTTTTACCCGCCAATCCCATATTTATAGAAGATGAACGAGTTGACGAAACATTTGGTTGAGGGAGTGATTAACGAAATCGCAATGGCACCTATCCCGGTGTTCATATATTCCGGTCATTTTCAACCACCGCATTTGGGAAACAAGTGGGTCTGGGACTGGCTCGCAAAGACAAGAGGAGCGGACAAATGCTTCATTGCGACTCCAAGTGATGCTTCACCACTGACCTTTGCCGAAAAGAAATCGGTATTCGCAGCGATGGGAATGGATTCATCAAAGGTCAACCAATCCATCGGTTTGTTTAGAGCGCCATCCATCACTGAAAAGTTCGACGTGAACAAGTATGCATTCGTTTATGTTGTGAATGAAGTTGATGCCGGAAACGTTCCCCCTCGCTTCAAGCCATACAAAGATAAGATGGTGATCACACCACACATCCTTGGCGAATCATACTACATGGTCGTTCCGAAGGAAGCATTCACCGTTGGAGGAATCACAATTGACGACGAAAAGGTTATCAAGTTCCTCGGCTCACCAAAGATGGATTACAAAACCTCAATGGAGGCATTCCACAAGTTCTTCGGATTCTTCGATGAGCACATGTTCAATGTTCTCGTGAAGAAGTTTGAGAAAACCGTTAAGGAAGACATTACCCCAATAGTTCAGACAACGGAGCAATCGTCAAGCCTTTCACCTCAATTCAAGGCACCGACACTAAGCGTTTCTGAGAGAGCCTCTCTTGCTGAAAGAATGGGAGTCGAACAATCGTGGGTAGATGAACTTTTGACAGAAGACCCCGATGGCGTTGATGATGGAGATGAGGTGCATCCTTGGGATAGCCGTCAGGCATACCCATTCTTTTTGATTGACGACTTTTTGTTGGTCGGAAGACCAGCATCCACACACAGAAGTTTGATCAAGGCTCTGAACTTCACTCCAGACGACCTCCACCGATTCACTCGACCGAATAATACCGACTCAGCGTTTTACGTTGAAAAGTTGAAAAGCATTCTTCAAAACAATTTGGATTATCTTGAGATGGATGATCCCGACGATGAGTTTAACGGGGCGTATGAACGAGACGAAGCATCAATGAAATTCGTTGCCGGAAGATTGTGGAAAAACGAACAGATAATATCGTTTTGGTCTCCAAAATCCCTCGTGGTGAAAAATTGGGAAACTCTGAAAAAAGCAGTGTCAAAATTTCATTCGTTTGGCAACCTCGACGACTATAGAATTGACTGGATTGAAAGAGATTCAAGCGAGCCTATGACCGATGGTTCGTCAATATCATCAACTTCATCCAATACGAAAGACGACTTGTCTCCAGAAGAATACAAGAAGTTGCTATCAAAGCAGCATCTTGACCCAAACGCCAAGAAAGTATTGGCAAAGATGGCAGAACATCCAAACAAAGCCGCTGAAATCGCCGATAAACTTGGTATGTCTGTGGCAGAACTCAATCACTTGATTGGTGTTGTGGCAGAAGGAGCGACGGCACAAATCTTGAAAGAAGACCCGGATGAAGTTGTCGATGAAGATGGAACGGCAATCGCATATTTGGAGGAGAATGACACAAGAGCATTCTTCTTCTTTGACGACGTTGCCATTTTCTCCATTCCCGGTGGTCGCCACGAGGAACTATTCAACACCATCAAAAGAGTTGCCGAAGTCGGGCGGTTCGACCGTGTTGACCTTGAAAGAATGGTCATTGCTGATGGAAAGCCAAACAAAGCAGACTTGGTTCGAGTAGTTCGTGCATTCACAAAATACAAGAGTCAGATTTTCAGTGGTTCTGGAAGAAACATTGCCGGTGTTCTGGTTGGTAGAGTGTGGACAGAAAAGAAACTCATGTCGTTCTGGACACTGAAGAGGGTTGCCATCAAGAGTTGGGATAACGTCGAGAAGATTTTCCAACAGTTTCCAAACCTTCTAGGAAACCGTCATGAATACAGAATCGACTGGCTCGAACGTGCATACAAGAAGCCGATTCCTCCATTGACAAGATTTGACAATGCACGTGATGGAGCACCAGAGGAGAAGATCACCCCCGAGAAGTTGAAAGACCTTCTATCCAAGCAACACCTTGACCCAAAGGCAAAGGAAATCTTAAAGAAGGTTCAGGGTCTTCCTCCCAACAAGGCAGCACACCTCGCCACATTGCTTGGATTCAACAGCCCGGCAGAAATGTTCTATCACCACGGGCACGACGGAAGCGGTGGAACTCAAAAGATAAATGAAGACCCCGGAGAGGTTTACGAGAAGAACAAAGAGATTCTCAACTACACCGCCGAGGATGCAGTTATTTTCATCACACTTGAAGACGGAACGATCTTTGGCGGAAACGGAATGCTTCACGAAGAACTTTATCACAGCATTCTCAGTTACATTTTCAAGCGAGAATGGAAGTATGTGGAAAATGATGGATATTTCTCCGATCAAAAGAAAGTGGAACGTTATCTAATCATCAAAGGAAAATACCTCGCAGATCATGACAAGATTCAAGATGATGGTCGATCACCATATAAGGGTTTGGCGGGAAGAATTTGGACAGACAAGAGAGTAATTTCATTCTGGCAAACTCCGGAAGAAACTCGTCCACACTGGAAGAAGATTGAAGAAGCGTTTGCTCGCGATCCTCAACCCTGCCGCCAAAAGGATGGTTCGACAAAGAACAGCCAACCACTTCACCTAGGAAAACTTGAAGAATACCGTCTCGACTTCGTTGATAGTGGCGGAAATGCTGACGGATTGATTCCAGTTCAAAGTTTCCTATCAGGTGAGATGAAAAAGAGCCGCCTATCCCCCGAGGAATACAAAGAACTTCTCGCAAAACAGCACCTTGATCCAGAGGCAAAGAAAAAACTTGCCGCCGATCTTGAAGGTGGTCCTTATAACAAGGCTGCTGAATTGGCAAAGAAACTTGGCTACGACTCTGTTGCTCAGATGAACGCTGACATTCACACAAATCTCGACGAGAAGAAACTCACGGAGAGCCCCGATGTTGTACGCGACGTTGCACGTGAAGATGATGCTGAGATGCCAAGAGATTTGGCTACATACGGAGATGCTGACGCCACCACGTTTGTTGCATTTGAAAACTTCGACATCACCACGGGAATGTATCACTATCACATTTTCAAGGCACTCCAAGAATTTGACAGAATGGGAAATTGGAAATACGCCGATGGAAACTACATGGATTTTGATAAAGAGGCTGCTGCGGAATACATTCGCAGCGATCTTCCAGAAGAATTTGACGGGTCTGATGTGAATGAGGGTCGAGAATTCCCACACGCTCTTGCGGGGCGTCTCTGGACCAATAAGAAAATCATATCATTCTGGCATCATCAATCCGAAGTTCAACACTACTGGAATAATGTGGTGGAAATGTTCCAGAGACACACCGAGTTTGGTTCGTTGGATGATTACCAGATCGATTGGTTGGAACGGTCGGAGGATTTGACTCTTCCGCTAACCAAGGCAAGTACGTCAGCCAAGCCGAACATAGAAAAGAAAACTAACTCTTCTGTGGATAAATTGGATGCCGTCAAGAAGGCTATGCACGTTATGGACCCGGGTGCGAAGGGTCAACTCATGAAAATGCTCCAAGGTGCAAGCCCAAACAAAAAGCAAGAGATTGCCGACAAACTTGGAATTTCCGTGGCACAACTCAATGCTATGGATCGCATGGATGAAGCAGTCAATTCTCCAGACAAGCCGGTAATCGCAATTTACTCGGGAAGATTCCAACCATTCCACATCAACCACTACAAGGCATATCAGGAAATGGTCAAGGAGTTCGGTAAGGATAACGTATTCATCGTCACCAGCGATAAGACGGAACCCGGCACCAGCCCATTCGATTTCAAGCAGAAGTCGCAAATCATGACTCGTGTGTTCGGTATTCCACAGAGACAAATTGTGGAAGCACTTCACATGAATGGCGACAAGCCAAACCGTGGTCCATACTTCACCATCGACAAGACGGCAGGAAAGTTGAGCGATTGGATGAAGGAAATCGCGAAGCGTATGGGAATGAACCCCGACAATCCACCCCCATTCGGTCTCGTCATCGGATTTGGTGGCAAGGATGAAGCCAGAAGCAGAATCGCCAAATCTGAATACTCTCCCGGAAAGCCCGTTCCAAATTTCATGCCCGAAGGAAACGTCATGTCGTTTACCATTCCAATGCAGGATGTGAATTTCAAGGGACACGTCATCAATGGAACCATGGTTCGAGAAATCATCACGAAGCATCCCGAGATGGCTGATATGCTATTCAAGATTCTCTATCCACAGGGAATCGATCCACAGACAAAGGCTATGATCGTTTCCACGATCCAGTCGTCAATTGCACCAGAGCCAAAGGTAAAGAAGAAAAAACTTGAAGAAGGAGTTCAGTTCGGATTCATTAAGCACATCGAAGACATGTCTCCAGAAGAACTCTTGAATTTTTTCAAGTTGTGGAATGCGGATCAAACGAAATTTGAGACGTTCGAGAAGGTAGACGGAAACTTCTATCGATTTGGATTGAGCGTTGGAAAGTTCTACGTCAAAGATTCCAAGCAGGCTTATAACAAACCCGAAGAATATCCAGAGCCATACTTCTACGATGACTTCCGTCGATTCCATGCGGAATTGCAAAAGATCGATTGGTCTCTCATCTTGAAAGAAGTTGGAGCATACGACAATCTGAACTTCGAAGCCGACAGTGAAGCCGTTCCACACGCTCACCACAATCAGGTTGAGTACAATGGAAAGATCATCGGTGAAGGAATCGTTGTCATCTTTGGATTGACAATGGATGGATCGAAGACCGACTACAACACTATTGTCAAGTTCTGCAAGAAGGCAAACGAGCACAGCCCAAAGATCAAATTCCACGCTGTTCCAAAGGTTGACCTTTCCAAGATCAAGTTCGACACATCCACGGTCGAGACTCTGGAATCTCTCATCACCAAGCACGGAAACTTCCTCAAGAAGCCTGCTAGAAAGCCAGAAGACAAAGCCCTCAAGCAAAAGATTCTCGGTTTGATCCATGACATTGCTGTTAAGGCAAAGAATCGCGTGTTTTCCACAAACATCAAGTCGGCATTCGGTCAAGACTATGAAGGAATGGTCGTTCACCTTCCCGGTGGAGGTATGGTCAAGTTCGTTGACAAAGACAAGTTCACAAAGTCGAAGGATGAAAGTTGGAAGGTCATCTCCGACATGGATTCCGTTCTCAAGCCAATTCGCGACGATATGAAGAAAGGTGTCGCTGACGGGATGATGCAGAGATTGCAATCCGCCAAGACACAAATCACCACAATCTACAACGCCTTCAAGAAGAATCCCGAATCGGTAAAGAGCGAAAAGAAGCGTGAGGATACTCACAAGCACTATGACCTTCTCATGAAACAGATTGACAAGGCATTGGCTTCTCTTCAGCAGGGTCAACCTGTAACCCAACTGCGCGAAAGCGGAAAGGCAGTCGGTGAGGTCAACCCAATCCCAAGAAGTTACCTTGAAAAAACCGTTGAGCACGCTCTCAACATTTGGGGATTCAAGGGAACCCCATACGAACTTCTTGGAAACATCAACAAGGATATCCTCGGAGATATTGACGTTGGAATCGATTACCCACATGTAGAAAAAGTCGTAGGTGCTGCGCCCGACTCTCCCGATTTCTGGCAGAAGGTTGAAGAATACTTCAGCAAGCAGTCGAGTAAGGTTCAAGGTCGCGAACCGAAATACAAGATCATGAAGGGTCTCGAAATCGTTTCCGTTCTTTCCTTTGCCGTTGATGAAACTGGCAAGGTTCATCCCGAACTACCAGTTCAGGTTGACATTGCATTCGGCGACATGAAATTCATGAAAGCCGGTCGCAGCGGAGCACCAAAGGATAGCAAATACAAGGCTCTCCACAGAAACATTCTCCTTGCTGATATCCTCTCGACTATCTACCACGAGCAGGTAGACGACAAGACCCGTCGCCGTTATCAAATCAATATTTCCAAAGGCGTGCAGACTGCGGATTTGATTAAAGGACCAAGAGGCGGCGAAAAGAAAGCCAATGTCAAGACCATCATCAACGACCCCGACAAGATGGCAGAACTTCTTTTCGGCCCGGGAATGAAGTGGGAAGACATGAACAGTTTCGAGAAGTTATACAAACTCCTCGTCGGTCCAAAATTCCGCTACAAAGACAAAGTTAAAGAAATCGTCGATAAGTTCAAAGACTCCATGAAACGTATGGAGCGTGATGTTCCTTCGGAACTTGCGTAAAATATATACGTTTGGAGAAAAATAAAGGGTCTTGGTCAACGAGACTCATACTTATCCATATATACAAACGTTATGAGTAAAAGAGCCTCTGGAAAAAAGAATATCGATATCGTCAAGGACTATCTCTCCGGAGAGCGTCCTTTTGTTCAGTTCGGTTATCAAGGTGCCAAAGACACCACAAAACGAGCGGAAGGAGAGATGTGGACGGATGCAGACGGCAGAAAGTGGGTAATGCGTAATGGCACCCGCGTCAGCCAAAACTTCGACGCAATCCACGCTATCGCCAAGCAAAAGTGCACGTGCTGTGGAATCGACCTCAAGGTGTTCGGAACGCGCATTGATAAAAAGGTCTACGGAAAGACTGGTCTTTGCTTCGACTGTCTCATTAAACGCGACACTGACAGAAAGATCGACGGAACATTCCGCGAATACGAGGAGATGAAATATCTCAAGAATCAATTGGCATTCTTCGTCGTCAGCAAGCAGAAAATCCGCGAGAGTTACGACTACATGAAGAAGGAGAAGGAAATCAAGATGGTTCACTCCAACGGGGACGTTGAGGTTTGGCCGATCGCTGAGGGTGATCGTCAAATGGTTCTTGAGCGTTGTGTCAAGGATCAATGGATCGCCTGCCGACAGATCAAACTTCTCCAGAATCGTATTGCAGAACTTTCACTCAAGATCGAAGAGCAGAATCAATCGACAACGTAAAATATGGCAATCGACAAGATCAAAGAGCAAATCAAGAAAGAGTTCGTAAAGTGTGCGGCATCACCATCGTACTTCATGAAGAAGTACGTCAAGATTCAGCACCCACTTCGCGGAACAATCCCCTTTGATCTATATCCTTTCCAAGAAGACGTTCTGGAAGATTTCAAAGCATACAACAAGAGCATTGTGCTCAAGTCACGTCAGTTGGGAATTTCCACCCTCATCGCGGGATACATCCTGTGGCTGATGACTTTCTACAGTGACAAGAACGTTCTTGTCATTGCTACCAAGCAGGAAACCGCAAAGAATCTTGTCACCAAGGTTCGCTTTGCAAACGAGGCTCTTCCGTCTTGGTTGAAGGTGCCAGAAGTTGAAAATAATCGTCTGTCGCTCAAACTCAAAAACGGTTCACAGGTCAAGGCAGTGTCAAGCGCCAGCGACTCGGCACGTTCCGAAGCACTTTCGCTTCTGGTCGTTGACGAATGTGCATTCATCGATGGAATCGAAGATATCTGGATTTCGGCGCAATCGACGCTCTCAACCGGTGGTCAGGCAATTCTCCTCTCCACACCAAATGGTATCGGTAACTTCTTCCACCAGACATGGGTTGCAGCCGAAGCCGGTGAAAACGGATTCCACACAATCAAGTTAAAGTGGGATGTGCACCCGGAACGAGACCAAGCGTGGCGCGACGACCAGACTCGTCTTCTTGGTAAGCATGGTGCTGCACAGGAATGTGACGCTGACTTTATCTCATCGGGTAACTCCGTCGTTGATGCTGAAATTCTCCAGTGGTATAGAGACAATCTGTGTAAAGAACCCATCGAAAAGCGAGGAATCGAACATGCATATTGGCTGTGGGCGTATCCGGAATACTCTCGACAGTATGCCATTATTGCTGACGTTGGTAGAGGAGATTCAACCGACTATTCGGCATTTCACGTATTCGACCTTCAAAAGTTGGAACAAGTTGCCGAATTTCGAAGTAAGATGCCAACAAAAGATTACGGCAAACTTCTCGTCGCCGTTGCGACAGAGTGGGCAAATGCACTACTCATCATTGAAAATAACAACATTGGTTGGGCGACAATTCAGGAAGTCATAGATTCTGGTTATCCTAATATGTTCTACTCATCGACCGACCTACAGTATGTCGATGTGGAACAGCAGGTATCCAACAAAATCAACCGCGACGAAAAGAAGATGACTCCGGGATTCACAGTATCTCCGAAGAATAGACCTCTCATTATTTCAAAGATCGAACAATACATTCGAATGAAAGAAGTAGTTATCCGGTCAACCAGATTGATCGATGAACTATTCACTTTTGTTTGGAACAATGGTCGAGCCGAAGCCGCACGTGGATATAATGACGACTTGGTTATGGCACTCGGAACGATGCTTTGGGTGCGTGATACGGCAATGCGCCTTCAGCAAGAGAGTATGGATTTGATGAAGGCCGCGCTCGGAGGAATCAGTCGAACACAACAAAGTCTAGCATCGGTTCCAGTTTACCAGCAGAAGAATCTTCAGAGCGATCCTTGGAAGATGCCCATGGGACTTTCCGGAACTTCCAGAATGTCAGAGGATTTACGCTGGCTTATCAAGTAAGTTTTTTTAGACCGTCTCATATTTATAGACATACACCTTAAAGGCTATTTATGGAAGAAATCAACAACCAATCGCTGTTCAACAGGCTGAAGAGACTCTTTAGCACGAACGTAATTGTGCGCAATGTGGGAGGAAAGAAACTCAAGGTTGTTGACACCGACGAGGTTCAATTTGCAACCGATAGACACTCACTCCGTGACAGGTTCAACCGCCTTCGTTCCAGTACATACAACTTGCACAACCGAGACATGGCTATGTCATATCAAGCCGCCCGTCTCGAATTGTTCCGCGACTATGATGTTATGGATATGGACCCAATCATCTCGGCGGCACTTGACATTTATGCCGATGAGTGCGTCACCGAGTCTGAAATGGGTGATATTCTCACCATCACATCGGAAGATGAGAACATCAAAGAAATCCTTGAGAACCTCTTCAAAGACATTCTCAATGTAGAATTCAACTTGTGGTCATGGGTTCGTAACATGGTCAAGTACGGAGACTTCTTCCTGAAACTCGACATTTCTCCTGAATACGGAATCTATACCGTGGTTCCTCTTTCAGCATACGAAGTCACCCGTGTTGAAGGATCGAATCCTGACAACATGAATTATGTCAAGTTCCAACACGACGGTCCCATGGGCGGTCAGGAATACGAAAACTTCGAGGTTGCACACTTCCGTCTATTGGGCGACTCCAACTTCCTTCCTTATGGAAAGTCGATGTTGGAAGGTGCTCGTCGCGTTTGGAAGCAGTTGAGCCTCATGGAAGACGCTATGTTGATCCACCGCATCATGCGAGCGCCCGAAAAGCGTATCTTTAAGATCGACATTGGTAATATCGCTCCGTCCGACGTTGATCCATACATGGAAAAGATCATCTCCAAGATGAAGAAGGTTCCATACATTGACGAGAGAACCGGCGACTACAACCTTCGCTTTAACCTCATGAACATGGTCGAAGACTTCTTCCTACCTGTTCGTGGTGGTGACTCCGGAACATCCATTGATTCCTTGCCGGGTATGGAGTTTACTGGAACGGATGATATCGAATATCTCCGCAACAAGATGATGGCAGCACTCAAGATTCCAAAGGCATTCTTGGGTTATGACGAGTCGATTGGTGGTAAGGCAACATTGGCACAGGAAGATATCCGCTTCGCCAAGACCATCGCTCGCATTCAGAGAATTCTCGTCAGCGAACTTACCAAGATCGCCATCGTTCACTTATATGTACAGGGTCACCAAGACGCATCTCTTGTCAATTTCAAACTTTCTCTAACCAATCCGTCGAGTATCTTCGAACAGGAGAAAATCTCCCTTTGGAATGACAAGACCGACCTTGCAAAGAACATGCAGGAAGCCAACCTCTTCAGCGCCGAGTGGATATACAAGAAAATCTTCGGCCTCAGTGAAGGGGATATTGAAGAAATTCAAGAGCAGATGGTGGAAGACAAGAAGATGATTTGGAGATTTGCACAAATCGAAGAACAGGGTAATGATCCAGCCACAAGCGGTCAGAATGTAAACGCTGATGGAGATTTGGAAAACGCTGGTGGTGAACCAGCAGCAGAACCAGCAGCCGGTGGGGAAGCCCCACTAAAGGAAGAGGAAGAAAAGCCCGAGCGTGATCAATCTGGAAGAAAAGATGCTCGTGAATATCCCTTCGGTGAAGACCCAATTGGAAAACTAGGTCGTAAAGAAAAGACCCGCTCCGACCCCATCCGTCACAGTTTCCGTGGTGGATTGTTCAAGATCAATGAACTTGAAAGAATCAAAGAAGCCGTTAAACAAAAGGCATCAAAGACGACAGTCGCTAAGGAAATCTTGACCGAAAAAAAGTCATTGCTAGATGAAAGCAACATCTTGGATGACGTAAGTGAAAAAGGTACATCTGGTTAAGACGAGATAATCTATAATTTTACCCAACCAACATATATTTATTCAACATGAGTCTACCGACACCAAAGAAGCTAAAACACAGTAAGTTCAAGAACACGGGCATCCTCTTTGAACTTTTAGTTCGTCAAGTGACTTCTGACATCATTTCGAACAAACCTTCCCTCGCGAATCCCATCCTCCAGAAGTTTTTCAACGAGGCAACTGAATTGGGCAAGGAGTGGAAATTGTACCAACTCATCACCGAAGAAAAGGTGAAGTCACAGGAGCAAGCCGAGAAGTTTTTGGAAGTGATCATCAACACTCGTAAAAAGATCAACGAATCCAAACTATCCGCGCAGAAGTTTGAGTTGGTGAAGGAAATCAAGGCTCATTGGGATTTGGAAAAGTTCATGGCTTCGCCCGTAAGCAACTACAAACTTTTTGCATCCACGTTCAAACTATTCGAAGAGGCAACTCATCCCGAAATCATCGTTGAGGCAAAGGAATTGTATCAAGCCAAGTCGTTTATCACGGAGCACATGTCAACCAAGTCCGCTCCTAAGACCGACCTCGGCGACTACAATAAGTCGGAATTGATCGAAATGTATAGAAAGCAAACCGAAGAAATGCGTTTGCTCTCTTACAAACTTCTCATCGACAACTTCAACAAAAAGTATTCCAACCTCGACACCGAGCAGAAGAACCTTCTTCGCGAATACATCAACAACGTAAGCAACACTCAGAGCCTACGTGAATATGTTGATAAGGAAGTTGAGAGAGTTAAGAAGAAACTTCAGGAATTGGCAAAGACCATCAACGATGACGTTATCGTGATCAAGTTGAATGAAGCACTTGCACAACTATCCAAGTTGAACGAAGGCAGATTGGTAAAGGATAATCATATCACCGCCCTCTTGATCGGCTACGAACTGATCAAGGAGATTAAGAAAACCACAGGAAAAGAGTAATGGATAAGAACGGTCTCAACAAGTTAATCGCGGAGGTTTTGAAGGATATTCAAACCGAGATGACCACAACTGGAGCCGTCGCTGGTTACCAGACTCCAAACGCATTTTCTGCAAACAAGAAGAGCAAGGGCAATAAGAAAGCCGCTGCCGCTACTTCGGGTTACACTCCTGTAAAGGAAGAAGAAGACCCTGAAGTATTGAGTGAAGCACGTGGTCGATATTTCAACTTTCGCGAAAGCGAAGAATTCAGACACCCAAGTAGCAAGGTATCATTTTGCATTCGTGAGATGAAGAAGATGCTTGGTGAAGTGGAGTTCCTCGTCAAAATCGGAAAGCGTCTCAAGACCGAGGCTGGCGTGTCAAATGACATGCTCTGGAAAAGAACCGAACATGACGTTCAGGCGATTAACGAACGCCTCAGAAACCTCGCCCGTGGAATTAAGGAAATGACCAGATGAATACAAAACTAACCTCCTTGCTACAAGAAATTTTTAACGGCTCAAAACTCGCCGAAGTGGGTGGTGTTGTATCAACCCCACCTGTAGGTCAAGTTGCAAAGAAACCTGCCACCCCAACTACAGCACCAGCAACAGAGCCAGCAACTCCTGCACCAGCCGCGCCCGCCGCTGCGCAGGTTTACAATCCAGCGGTCGAAATGCAATCGTTCGAATCTGAAATCGCCAAGTCGATTGAAATTCACGAAAAGAACATCAAGGCACGCCTTCTCAACAAGACCGTCACCGCCCGCGCATCAAAGGGATATGGTCAGGTTGAAAAGGATTACACATTCGTAGTAGTTTCCGCATCAATCGTTCTTTTCAAGGAAGACTATCACCTAGTACTTCGCGACAAAGAGAAGAAGGAATATTACGTCAACACCAACACAAAGATCAAGGTAAGTTAACATGAAGATACCTCTAAACAATGTTATTCCATTCGAAATCTCGCCTCGCGTTCTTCAAGAAGTTCGCGAGAACGTATCTGGCCCAGTAACCGTCGAAGGTATCCTACAGAAAGCAAACGAACAGAATCAAAATGGTCGTCGCTATCCAAAGCCAATTCTCGAAAGAGAAATCATGAACTACCAAAAGAACTTCGTCAATGAACGTCGTGCTCTTGGAGAACTCGACCACCCAAATTCGGGTGTAATCAACCTCAAGAACGTATCCCACAACATCGTGGAATGCCATTGGGAAGGCGACAACGTAGTTGGAACCATCGAAATTTTGACCACGCCCGCTGGAAACATTCTTCGCGAACTCATCAAGAACAACATTCGTCTTGGTATCAGTTCTCGTGGTATGGGTTCCGTTAAGGAACTTCGCGAAGGTGGTGTTGAGGTACAGGACGACTTCGAACTTCTTTGCTTTGACTTCGTATCCAACCCATCCACCCGTGGCGCATTCATGCAGCCACAATCGCTCAATGAAGGTCTTGAAAAGACACTTGAAGCAGTTTCCAAGTACGGAAAAGTCGAAGGATTGATCTACGACCTTCTCTCGGAGATGAAATAATATGCCTCACGACGTAAATGGAAAACTGACTAGACAAGACGTTTTCGGCGCGAAGCAAGCACTTGAATACCTTGAGAAGTATTCCAACGAACTTTACACAAGCGCAGAACATGACGAAGAAGACATTGCTGCTTGGAGACAATGCTGCGATAAGATCGCATCGTTTGCATCCAAACTTGACAAGCGTCTAAAAGAACTCACGGCAAAAAAGCCTGACGCTGCGTTGGCTGAAAATGATCAGTTTGGAATTCGTAACATCGAAAACGAACAGATTGCCGAAAAAATTCTAGCCGTATTGATGGGTAAGGGAAAGATTCCTGCCATGAAGGGCGGCAACGAAAAAGAATCCATTAAGGCGGAAATCGCCGACGTTCTCGATCAAGTTAAGCCCGGAATGAACGAGAGCATTTACAAGAAAGCACTCAAGGCACTTATCCGCGAGGCAAAGAAATAATCATGAAACCAACACCATATCTCAAGCAAATTCTAACGGAGATTGCACAACACGCAAATGCCGGCCGTCTACAGGCTGACGGAAAGACCATTCTCCAAGAGGGAAAGTTCCGCCCAACCAAGATGTCTCTACGTGAACGCGCTCTCGGCGAAGCAGACAAGCCGGAAGACAAACCAGAAGACAAGGGTGATGAGTTGGATTCCGCACTTGCTGATTTGAAGGGCTCAGAGGCAGATAAAGCACCAGCAGATGCTCCTGCTCCAAAGGATGCTCCAGCGGATGCTGCTCCAAAAGCACCTGCTCCGAAGGCACCAGCCCCAGCAGATACCGCTTCCGATACAGCCGATACGGCTGAAAAAGAAGCACAGGCGAAGCAGGCACAAGCCGACGCAGCAAAGGCAGACGCCGCAGCCGACAAAGCAAAAGCCGAAAAGGCACAAGCAGAGAAAGAAGTTGCCGAGCAAGGGCATGTCAAACTCGCATCGGTTCCCGGAATCAGTTTCCTCCTCGCAAAAGTTCTTGCACCAGCATTGAGAGAAAACACAATCGACGGACTTGCACAAGGATTCGTTGATGGTCTCAAGATCGACGATGCACAGAAGTTTGAAGTCTTCAAACAAGAAACTGCTCTTTTCCGAAAGGTAAAAGGATTCCAGCAACTCATTGATTCTATGGCAAACCTCGTTGGCGCTCCAACATCCGCAGATCAGGCGGAAGGCTAATCTATGACCGAAAAATGGCTTAAACAATCCTTGTCATCCGGGCAAAATTCCCTCAAAAGATTCGAAATGATCGCTGAGGGAAAGGGTGATCCATTTGCCAAGGAATTGTATCACAAGATCGCAACCATCGATCCAAAGTCATTTACCCAATGGGCAATCGACGGATACGGTCCCACACAAGGTCTCGAAGGTTTGTATCTCAGAATCAATGATAACATGATGTTTCGTGGTGTTGTGAAAATAACAATCAACGATCACGATCTATACGACATTGAATTCATCGCTGCTCCAAATCAAAAGACCACTGAGAAGTTTTCCGACGTTCATTTGGAAGACATTCCAAGAAAACTGAATCAGGTTTTAATCTCCCCTATGAAGGAAGCCGTTCTCGGGGAAGTTCCACAAACCGATCAGGCAGTTGCAGAGGTTCCACAAATCGACCCTCGCGACGCCGCAAAACTTGCAGAGTTGGAAAAGAACACTTCTAAAATAAGTTCCGACGTTCAGAAATTGGATGCCAGAATGGCTCCACTCATGAAGAAAAAAGCAGACCTCCAACTTCGATTGGAAAAACTTAACGCAGAAAAAGCGAGAATCAAGTCTCGTTAACCCATATTTATAGACACCATGAAACTTCGCGCACTACTCACAGAAATGGAACAACAGCAAAATCAAGACGCTGTTCGCAAAATGTCTCCTGAACAGAAGAAGACAATGATGGAAATGATTGCCAACTACAATGAGTTTGGCAAGCAACTTCGTCGTGAAGGAAGCCTCTGTGATATCGCCAAGCGTTTGAGCGAAATTGCTGCCCACGCAGAAACCATGGCAATGAACGAGACCGACGATTGGTTCGATAAAAAGACCGTATCCCGCAACATGGAAGGTCTCAAGAAGTCTTGTGCTGAATTCGATAAACTTGCCAAGGAAGCGCAGAGTTATCAACAGAGAATGGAAGCACTATACGAGGAAATGGGATTCACTTTGAACCGATACTTCGATATCAAAGACCCCGTGGAAACCCCTGCGGCAAAGCCAGAAGAAAAGAAAGTGTAATTTTTTACATCTTTTCGTTTTGGTATGTATATTTATTCTCAAATGCGGCAACCTTATTTGCAGCAATACGCTAATACCCTGTTATTGCTGATCTGAATATCAGTACGAGTAAATCCAAATAAGGACACACATGTCAAACCTATTGAAAGAAGCAATCATCGACGCTAAGGCTGTACGTGCAACCGCACTTGCAAACGCACGCCTCGCTCTCGAAGAGGCTTTCACACCAAAACTCCAATCGATGCTTTCCGCAAAGTTGAAGCAAGAAATGGCTGATGAAATGCCTGCTGATGAAGCACCAGTCGAAGAAGTTCCAGCAGATTTTTCTGCTGAAGCACCTGTAGCCCAAGAGCCAGCACTCCCTGTCGGCGATGAAGCTCCAGTTCCAGCAGAAGTTCCAGTATCAGCCGAAGTTCCATCCGTTGAGGATGAAGTTCCTGTTGCTGAAGACACCACTCTCGGTGCCGGAAACCCTGATCCAGTCGTTCAGACTGACGAGTTGACCGAAACCGAAAAGTCGTGGGAAGATGCAAAGGCTCCCGGCGCAGCCAAGACAGAAGACCCACAAGGTGCTTCCAAGGAACTCGCCAAGGGTCCAGGTAAGGCTGACAAGAGCCTCACAGAAACCGAGAAGGCATGGCAAGACGCCAAGGCTCCCGGTGCCGCAAAGACAGAAGACCCACAAGGTGCTTCTAATGAATTTTCCAAGGGTCCGGGCAAGGCTGATAAGACCTTGACCGAAGACGAACTTGATGAAACCAGCCTCGAATCCGTTCTCCGCGAACTCGAAGCCGAAGTCTCTGATGGAGATAAGGAAGTAGAATTCGAACTCGAAGAGGGTGAAAATCCATTCGCTAAGAAGGATAAGGAAGAGAAGAAGGAAGAGAAGAAGGAAGACAAAGAGGAGTTGGACGAAATCGTCAACCTCGATGAAGTTCTCAAGGCTCTTACCGAAGAGGCTAAGGAAGATGAGAAGGACGAAGATAAGGAAAAGGATGAACTCAAGGAACAGGTATCCAAGCTCTCGAAGCAGGTTGCCGAATACGACAGAGCATTCAAGTATCTCCGTACCCAACTCAACGAAACCAATTTGCTCAACGCCAAGTTGCTTTACACAAACAAGCTATTTAAGGCACACGGGTTGAACAACGACCAGAAACTCAAGATTGTTGAAAGCATGGATCGCACGAAGACCGTTCGTGAAGTCAAGATCGTGTATTCGACACTCGCCGAATCGCTTAATTTCAGTGCCAAGAAAGCCGCCAATAAGGCTGCTGTCAAGACCATCACTGAAGGTTTGGCCTCAAAACCAGTTGCTTCTACGAAGCCATCCGATGCTAAGGTAGCCGAAGCTAAGAAGGTTCTCGAAGAAGGTGCTGAAATGGCAGCTCGATTCCAAAAACTTGCTGGAATCAAGAAAAAGGTTCTCTAAGAGAATCGCCTATAACCAAACCAACGCAAGTTGCTAAAATAGAAAAAACTATATGGAAAACGTAAAGTCACTACTCACAGACACGTTCAACCCACAGGCAAAGTTGATGGCTGAAACCCGCAACCTCGTCAACAAGTGGTCAAAGACGGGTCTCCTCGAAGGTATCGATGCTGATGTTGAGAAATCACACATGGCGATCCTTCTCGAAAACCAAGCAAAGCAGTTGATCGAAGAAGCTACCCGCACCGGTACCTCCGCTAACTCCGAACAGTGGGCAGGCGTTGCTCTCCCACTCGTCCGTCGTGTGTTCGCAGAAATCGCTGCTAAGGAGTTCGTCTCCGTTCAGCCAATGAACCTCCCATCCGGTCTCGTATTCTATCTTGACTTCAAGTATGGTACGGATCAGGCAGGTAAGCCAGCATTCAACGGTGCCTCGCTCTTCGGTGGTAACTCCATCAAGCTCGGCTCGACGGATGCTCCAGTAAACGGTATGTATGGTCAGGGTCGCTTCGGCTACACCATCAATGACCAGACAACCATGAGCGCAATCGTATCGCAAGTTTCTTCGTCATTCCGTGACATTAACTTCGTAGACGAACTCTCCGCTTCGATGGCTGCTGGTACCATCCACACCGTCGCTGTCAACATGGCAGGCACAAGCTTCGACACACTCGGAGCCCGCGCCTTCACCATCTCCGGTTCCGGAATCACCGACTTCTACCCAGCCTTCACAAAGGTATCGGGTTCAGCAGTTGTGTTCGTCGTTGAGGCAGCAACCGGCCCTGTGGCATCTCCTGTTCGCGTTGACTTCCACGTTCAGCCAACCCCTGAATCCCGTGGCGACTTCGAAGACAAGGGACCTCTCGCAGGACCAGCAGGTAACGACAGCGGTCTTAACAAAGACGTTGGAATTCCTGAAGTCAACCTTGAATTGAAGTCTGAAGCAATCGTTGCCAAGACCCGCAAGCTCAAGGCAGTCTGGACTCCAGAACTCGCTCAGGACTTGAACGCTTACCACTCGATTGACGCAGAAGCAGAGCTAACCGCTCTCCTCTCTGAGTACGTATCGATGGAAATCGACCTCGAAATCCTCGACATGTTGATCACTTCTGCTCCTGCAATCACGACCGAATTCTGGTCGGCTCGCATCGGTGCCGAATACGACCGTAACCTCTCGCAGTTCGTTGATACGGCTACAAACCGTACGGCTTACGTCAAGAGCACATGGTTCCAGACTCTTGGTAACAAGATTCAGAAGGTATCGAACAAGATTCACCAGTTGACACTCCGTGGAGGTGCAAACTTCCTCGTCTGCTCACCTGACGTTGCCACAATCATCGAATCCATCCCCGGTTTCACGACCAACACGGACGGTGATCAGGCTAAGTTCGCAATGGGTGTAGCCAAGGTCGGCGCTCTCGCCAACCGTTGGACCGTCTATAAGAACCCATACATGACCGACAACGTAATGCTCGTTGGTTTCCGTGGAAACAACTTCCTCGAAACCGGCGCAGTCTACGCTCCGTACATCCCACTCATCCAGACCCCATTGGTCTACGATCCAGTTAACTTCACACCACGTCGCGGAGTAATGACCCGTTACGCCAAGAAGTTGGTTCGCCCTGAGTTCTACGGTAAGATCATCATCGGAAATCTCGATCAGGTTTAATCCCCTGACTCAGATTTGAATCCTTGAAAAAGGGAGTGGAGAAATCCACTCCCTTTTTTTATACTTTGATTAAATAAAGGGGATGTGTGCCATACTTATTTTACATGGCAAAGAAATCAACACCCCTCGCAGTAAGATTAGCCCGATGGACTGCAATCGGTACCATCTTGACATTGTTGGGCACAACGTTCCAATCCGTCTGGACCGTGCGCCCTTGGTGGGCACAGCCCACGCCAATAGTTCAAACAGTTGATGCACCTGTCGCTCCAGCCGTCGAAACGCCAAAGGAAGAGGAAAAGTCTTCCGTAGAAAAACTCCAAGAGAAACTTCTTGAAGGCATCAAAGAAGCCGCTGCCGAAGCCGCTGCCGATGCATTGTCGGACGAAAAGGAAACGATCCTCAACGTTCCAAAGAAATGGGTTTACGGCGGAATTATTTTAGCAGTTCTCGGATACTTCGGAATCGAAATTCGCCACCGTTTCCGCAAAGACTAATTCGTTCTTTACGGAATTGGTGTCAGAGCCTTCCCCGAGATAGTTAAATTGGCCCGTAGGTCTGAATGAACTCCGGTCTGCCAATACGATAGACCTCATCCTTACCCGGCAGCGGCGTGCAAATCAGGTCGCCGTCGAAGAGAACCATCGGCTCACCCCAATTTGCGATGAATTTCAGCGGATCGCCACTGTAAACTCTGGCGATAACGGAGCCGATTGCCTGATACTCTCGCCACACGTATTCCTTACCATCGATGGAAATCGTCTTTCTGGCAGGAATGTAATCAAGTAGCATGTAACGCTTTGCGAACTTTTCGGCGGAAATGAGATAGTGCTCCTTCGGAACAGTATTATTCTCAATGAGATAGTCACCCTTCTTGGCGACATTCTCAGTCTCCTTTCCCGATGTGGTGACGGTTACTACCCGCTCACCCTCAACGGCTTCACGAGCCCAAACCGTCGTCTTCTTCGTGTACGTCTTTCCGATTGAAAGAATGTGCGGAAGAAAGGCTTCGATTGCTTCTGCCTGTGTCATGATTTCTGGAGTTTCCATGGCACCAGTTCAAAATAAACCCCCTCCCATGTCAAGCATAATCGAAGTATTTATGCAAAACGATTGGCTCGCGGATATTTATGTAATACGCCATGAAAGTACAAGCACTCAAGTCGATTATCAAAGAAATCATCCGTGAAGAAGTGGATGGAATTCTCCGCGAAACATCCGCTCCCGGTCTAACATTTGTTCCTCTCGAAGACTCTCCGGACATAGGAAGCATTCAAGAATCTGACGTTAAGGATATTGGAGCGCGTGCGCGAACCATCCCCGACGAAGAGATGAAGAACTACATGGGTCGTGTGGCAGCGGGTGCAAAGACAAAGAAGGATCGCTACGACTATCCATACATTCACCGCTCAAACATCGAAACTGTTGATGTGACAGACGATTCTGGCAATCCACAAAAGACAATCGACATTGAAGCATTTAAGCGATTGGTAGCAAAGCGCCCACCAACACTCCTCAAGCAAAACGCCAAACTCGCAAAAACTGGTGGCGAAACACTTTCATTCTTCAATACAAGCCTTCCGGCTTTGAAGGGTCTTATCATCAACGAAAAGACAAACGAATTCATGGTTGTCGATACATGTCCATCAGCAGGTTTGTGCAAGACTTTCTGCTACGCAAAGAAGGGTGGATACGTTCAATGGAAGGCATCATCTCTGAACCAGACTCGCATTCTGAACTTCCTCTTCAATGATTGGGAAGGTTACCGTGATCAGATGATTCGTGAATTGAATCAGGCTGCAAGCCGAGAAGGAAAGAAAGACAAGAAGACCGTTCTTCGCTGGAACGATTCCGGTGACATGCTTTCCGACAAGTATTTCGAAATCGTCATGGATATCGCCCGTGCAACTCCCCAAGTTCACCACTACGTTTACACCAAGGAAGTGGCAAAGGCAAAGGCTTATCCAAACAAGCCAGACAATTTCATCTTCAACTTCTCACACGGAGCAATCCCAACACAGGACAAACTCATCGATACCGAGAAGGATAAAATGTCGGTTGTAGTTCCACAAGCCTTGGTCAAGGATTTCATCCACAAGGATAAGGAAAGTGGAAAGTGGGTCTACAACAGCGAAGAAGACGTAAAGAAGATCAAGCAGCGCCTCGCCGCAAAATACAACGTTGATGTTAAGACCGTTTTGACGGGTGAAGAACTCGTTGATACACCGAAGGGTCAGAAGGGTCAATACAACGTAATCGTTCTTCCAGACGGCACCGACTATTCAGCAAGCCGCGATGACGTTCGTGGAACGTTCCTCATCTTCCACTAATAGGAATCTATCATGCCAGACTTTGACGATACAAACAGACAGGATAAGGTAAGATGGCCGGGAAGCGGTTCTGCTATCACCACAGGTAGCACGCCTTGGGGTTATTTTGAATCCGATCCTGACTTCATCACGGATGCTCCAAAGGCTGCTATGTGGGCAGCGGAGCGTCTTGGATATCCAATCGTCGATGTTGAAATGATCGATATCAACTTCTACGCCTGCTACGAGGAAGCAATTCTCGAATACGGCGCACAAGTCAATCAATTCAACATCCGCAACAACATGTTGCTCCTTCAGGGTCAACCGACCACATCCGACTTTACACAGAGAAATGTTCAAGGTATGGGCATTCCTCAGTTGGTATTCTTGAGTGCGGGATATGGAACCGAGGTAGGCGTTGGCGGGTTTGTTGATTGGAAGCACGCCAGTTTCGAAGTTTCCGCAAGTAGACAGGAATATGACCTTCAGGAAATCATCGGGGATTTGAGAGAAAGCGGTTCCAGAATTGAAATTCGTCGCGTATTCCACGATATCTGGCCGGCATTTGCTCGCATCTACGATCCATTCTCTATGACCGGAATGAGTTACAGCAACATTCTCAACGAAATGGGATTTGCTGGTTATTCTCCTGCCACACAGTTCTTGATGACTCCGATCTTCGAAGACTTGCTCCGTGGTCAAGCAATTGAATTCAACGACCTCGTTCGTAAGTCTGCATGGTCGTTCCAAATCATCAATAACAAACTTCGAATCTTCCCTGTTCCTACGATCAACTATACGTGCTGGATTGATTACTCTTTGACCAATGATAGCACCGGAAGTTTGATCTACCCACCACCCCAAAGTGGATCGGTTTCGAACAGCGAAGTGTCAGACCAAAGTAATGCTCCATACAGCATCATTCCTTATCAGAACATCCGAGAAGTTGGTAGACAGTGGATTCGCAAGTATTTCTTGGCTTTGTGTAAGGAACTCCTCGGAGCAATTCGCCAGAAGTATCAGACCATTCCAGTTCCGGGCGCAGAAGTGACGCTCGACGGTGGAGAACTTCGTCAGGAAGCACAGACCGAAAAGGATGCATTGATTACTCAATTGCGTGAGAACCTTGAAGCATCTGGTCGCAAGGCTCAGATGGAAAACAAGGCACAGGAAGCGGAACAACTTCGCGACCAGTTAAGCAAAATCCCCCTTCCCATCTACATTGGAGAATAATCCCTCTACCCATTTACATAGCAATTTTTCTTGACAATCACATACTTATGAATATAAAGTATTGTCATGAAACCTCAACAAGTTATTTGCCCATTCTGTCAAAAGCCATTTGACTCATATCTATCCATTCGCCATCTACGGAAACATAGCATCTCCTCAATGGAGGAATTCTTCAAGTTGTATCCGGGATACGAAATCTCCACACAAAAATGGGAAGACACAAAGAAGAAGGTATCGGAGAAACATAAACTCCGTTTGGAGAACCCCGATGAGAGAAAGAAAATTTCCGACGCCACCAAAGTCGGAATGGCAGACCCATCGGTGAAAGAAAAGCATATGGCGTCTGTAAAACGCCGCTCGGATAATCCCGACGAATGGAAGCGTAAATTGTCGGATGCAACCAAGCGTCAGTTTGCCAACATGACCGATGAAGAGAAGAAGGTATTCTATTCCGACGAACGCAACGAGAAGATTCGTCAAAAGAAACTTGAGTATTGGGAAGCCCATCCGGAGGAAAAAGCCCGTGTAGCAGAAACGTGGAAGAAGGTAAGAGATAAAAACCCGGAAAAATGGAAAAAGCACTTGCTATCCATAAGTCAATCCGGGTTTGAAGCAGCGTGGGGAAAGAAAAATACAGAATTGGAAGTAAAATATTACGAAATGCTGGAATCCCTGTGTATCAAGTTTGAGAGACAGAAGGAAGTAGGAGGGAAGATTTTTGACGCATACCTTCCGGAACACAACCTGTTGTTGGAATTTGACGGAGATTTCTGGCACCCGCCTTCCATCGATGAATGTCAATATGACTGGCAAGTTTCCAATTTCTACAATGACCGCATCAAAGACAACATCGCCAAGACGAACGAGATGCGTCTAATCCGAGTTCGGGAGAGTGAGCCGTTGACCAAGGAACAACTTTCCGGGCTGGTATCTGGTTGTTAATAAAACTCGCCAATACTTATTGAGATATGACTCCAACAGTCAAACTTCGTAACTTCAAATCTCTAACAAAGTTCACTTACGTTGGATTACCTCTCAATATGCGCGAACAACTTACAGCAAATCGTACCTACTATGTTTCCCCATCTGGAAGCAACTCAAACAACGGATTGTCGGCGGGATCACCGTTTCTCACCATTCAAAAAGCGGTTGATGTTGTGACGAGAACCCTCGATCTGGCTCAATACAATGTCACAATTCAACTTGCGGATGGAACATATACATCCGGTGCAACACTTATTGCATACATAGGAACAGGTGCGGTCACAATTCAAGGAAACACAGGAAACGCAAACGCCGTCGTGATCAATCCAACAAATACAAACGCATTTGTAGCGGCACAGACCTTGAACTATTGGAATTTGAGTTACATGAGAATCCAAGTCACCGGAACATCCGGTGGAAATGTCGTAGCCACCAACGGCGGAACATTGGTTCTAAACAGCGTAAACCACGGATCATGTCCCGACCACCACATCGCTTGTTATGGATTGTCAAATATCGTAGTCAACAACAACTACACCATTTCTGGTGGAGCAAGAACTCACATGATTTCTGGAACGGGTTCATCCATCAATAATGCAAATAAGACAATCACTCTCTCAGGAACCCCAGCATTCACAGAACGATTTGTTCAATGTTGGACAACCGGGTTTATATTCGCTGTTAGTTTGTCTTTCTCCGGAGCGGCTACGGGTCAAAGATACATGATGAACATCGGTGGAGTTGTACAAACAAACACCGGGAACACATCATATTTTCCCGGAAACTCTGCGGGCGCGACAACCGATTACAGCGTCTACAACTGATGAAAAAGCCGTTCTCTCTTTTCGATGGATTGTTATCCAAGACAGAAAAGAAAGTTTTGAGCCACGTAGGTCTCCACCGATTCCAACATCCTCGAAAAAGTTTTACTTCTCTTGAAGAGAAATACTACGACTTGCTGGATAAGTGTGGTTTCTTTTACATCAAACAACACACAATCGAAGGAAGAATCTTCGACGCATTTCTACCCGACCATGGAATCATCATGGAGTTTGACGGCGTGTTCTGGCATCCACAAAATGCATCTGAGTGCAAATACGAGCATCAGAAGAAGGCACTTGAGGTTGACAAACTAAAGAATGATATAGCGTGGCGGCACGGATTCAAGATGATCCGCATCAGAGAAGACGAGGATGTATCAAAGGCTCAACTCAAGAAGATGATTCTTGGCTAAGGGCTTTTTTGCAAATCGGATTTGTTGCACAGCGTACGTCATTTGTTTTATGTCCGCACGCCTGACACCGGTCGCAATCCTTGGCTATCATTTCGCGAAGATTTGAAGCACCGCCCCTGTATAAGCAGGCGATGCCAAATTTCCATATGTCGTGTGGGCCGTCAAGGTATATCGTTTCCTTACCGAACCAACAAAAGCGCCATGTCAGGCACCATTGCGTCCACGCTTGCCAAGTCAGCCCGTCGCGGGTGTATGTTTTAACATCCGTTCTCCACTCCATTATGCCGCCCCTCCGAGAACGTGGATACCACGCTCCTTACACCACGCGACGACTTCTGCCTGCGTGTTGAATGGCTCATGCAGCCACTTCTTCGTAGGTACATGCGTTGCTACCCAACGGCAATTTCCAAAGAGACCGCTCGTGGGGCTCGGTGGGCATATGGAAATACCAGCAGCAACCGGAAGTTTTCCGGTGTGAAGCATCGGGTTCGCCCTTTCCTCAGCCTGCTTGACTTCTTCAACCCGCTTTGCGGCGCATGTGTTCATGGAATCAACCATGAACTTTCCATGAGATTCATCCGGCCAATATCCAGACGATCCCTTCGACACCGAAAGGATTTTCATCGGGTGATATTCAGTCGGAAGAACTGGATGGCTGGCAGTTGAGAAGTTTCTCTTGTAGAGTTCCCAAGAGATATCTGTCTCTTCCGAATAGTAAAGAGTTTCGTTAGTCCAATTCTCGCGTCTTGGATATAGCGTTATGTTTTTCATGGTACGTATCGTGGCTTGTAGGGTTCTTCATGATCGCAGCACGTTACCCGATCTTTCAAAAAGGCAAATAATGCCCAATGGAGGTGAGTATAGTTCGGATCGTCTGACGTATGCATAAATGCGTGAAATAAATCAAACTCGACAGTCTTCTCGATCCCGAATGCCGGATCGGTTGTCTTGCCGATGTGAATGTTCTTGTCTGGTTTTATAGAGAACGTGTCGGTCATTCCGAAGTCATAGACGACGAGAACATCCTTGTTATCGTCAACGAAGTATTCGACCCGGAGCGGTGGATTAAAAGAAATCCACCGGTCCGAGCCTTCGTGAATGCGTTCAAGTGTCAGGATACCGTTCATGGTGTGAGATATGGAAGGTAGAACTTGCGCAGAAGTTCGTTCGCAACTTCCGGCTGGAATGTGCGTGTGTCGATTGTACTGGATTCGTAAGTCTTTGCCATTTCAGCATCCTTCGCCTCGTAGAGTTTGCGAGCGATTTCACCATTGAACTTGTGAGGGTTCAACTTGATATCCATCATAAGGTCTCGCATTTCTTTTACTTCCGGAGCCCAATCGGCGTTTGTCCAACGCACGACATAAACTCCGTAGCGATAGAAAACAATACCTGTCTGAAGAAGACGGAGGCAGTGAACCATGTTTCGCGGAGAATAACCGAATGCCTGAAGCGACTTGTTGCGCTTGTCTCCGATCTTTCCCGGTCGTGCACCGGAAACGAGAGCAAACTCTCCCTGTGCATAACCACGAAGAACGCTGAAAAGACGCTTGCTGTCAAACAGGCAATCGCGCTGTTCACGGATGAGCATCCACTCCGAAGAAGTTTTGTTGAATGCTTCGTAAGGTGCCCACAGAGATTCGAGTGCTTCCGAGTTTGACTTGGCGCAAAGTTCGAAATAGTGACGAACTTCCTTCAGGTTCAGGTCGTGCCCGTCATCTTCCTTTGTTTTCTTTACAACGGAGATTTGATGGTCGAACCGATCCAGCCCGACAATCCGAGACGGAAGTGTGTTCATAAAGACGCCACGAACATCCACATCCGAATCGGGCGTGTTTGTTCCGTAGAGGTGGCTTCCGCCAAGGTATTCGCAGAGTAGTTTCATACGACTCCACTATGACAGGTTTTTTTAGCCTGTCAAGCCTTTTGGCGATTATGAGCGTCTAGTTCCCAAACTTCCAATCCATCAAGGGTTTCCGTGCCAGAAATCATCCGGTCAATTCGTTCCTTAATGGTGTTCGTCGATGCAATCGGAGAATCCTTGCCATACATGAATGCCCGATTGGTGATCATTCGGCACCAGCGGGTGAAGGTCATCGGTGCAACGTTCGCCATGACCCATGCGCGTTGTTCTGGAGAAAGATTTATCAGAACCGAGGCTACGTGCTGGTTTTCGTTCATAACTAATTGGTAGCATACGGGCGGGATAAGATTTGTCAACAAGAATTTGGAATCGAACCCAAAAACATACCAAATGATAAAATAAGGATATCGTGGGTTCGAATGTGATATTTATACACATGAAACACACAGAAGAGACCCGAAAATTGTTATCCGAAAAAAGAAAGAAGTGGTTGGCGGAAAATCCGGAAAAGCATGTGTGGAAACGGCACTCCAAGTTCAAGTCGGTTCCATGTGAAAGGTTGAAAGAAATCTTGATGACGAAAGGAATGGTCTTCGTAGAAGAATATACACCACGGGGTATCAACTACTCAATCGACATAGCATTTCCCGACAAATTGATTGGAATAGAAGTGAACGGAAATCAGCATTACGAACGAGATGGAAGATTGAAGGATTACTACGCACAGCGGCAAACCAAACTCGAATCGATGGGATGGAAGATCGTTCAATTACCATACTCCATGTGTTTTTTTGAATCTACAATTCAGCCTATCATTGATGGAATTAATCAAACAACTCCAACCATTCCGTTTTCATACGAAACCTACGTTCCACCGGAAAAAAAAGTTTACGTGTGTGTGGATTGTAAAAAGAAAGTGGGTAAAGGAACCATCCGATGTATGACTTGTAATGGAACACATCGAAAAGAATTAAATAACCATCGCATTCCAAACAAGGAGATGCTAACGGAATTGCTGTCTTCCCACTCTTTTGTTTCCGTTGGAAAGATGTACGGTGTATCGGATAATGCCGTCAGAAAATGGTGTAGGCGATGTGGGTTGAACCCAAAACTGGCGCGGTCGGTGGGAGTCGAACCCACATTTTCAATTCCATTTACGGCTAAGAATTTAGAAGATTCCCCCGATTACAACCGCACGATTGGAGCCTCGGGTCGGGATTGAACCGACAACCACCGGTTTAATCAGGTTCCAAGGTTTCCCATAGAAACTGAACAAAACCGGTGCTCTGCCATTGAGCTACCGAGGCGTACCCGTGAGGGGAGTCGAACCCCTGATCTTTTGGATGAAAACCAAATGTCCTAGGCCACTAGACGACACGGGCAAAATTGAAAGAACACCAATAACTATGGCGATCTTGGAGAAAATGTCAAGCCTCAAACGGATGAATTATCGCCAAATCGCCACAAATGCCTTCCCGGTCTCTGATATACTGGCGTGCTTCTTCAAGAGATAGGCATACAGGATCGGCATCAAAGTTTCCTCCGGTGTAGTATTTCCATCCGCCGAAAAATCCTTGGTATTGGGGATAATACCGACCTTGGAATTCGACCACACGAAATTTTTCATTTAGATCGTTCATGCTGGTCTGATTACTTTTAGTTCTCTGCGGATGAATGCCTGCGCTTTGGCGTAGGAATCATAACTAACGCTGGTCGCTCCATAGTTTGTCATACCCATCCAGAAAATCCCAAGGAAGCGCACTTGAGGATAGTAGAATCCCCGCTCTTCGACGATTCGGAATTTCTTTTGCAAGACCTTCTCTACGTCTTCGGGTTTATAAGATTTGAGTAATGCGAACATGGTCAGTCAATGATGTGTTTTTGAATCAATGCCTTGGCATATCGCTCAAAGCCAAAAAAGTTTGGAGACAGATAGATTCTGCCCTCCAGCATCTTGCCGAAGAACTTCCTCTGACCATCCTTGATTTGTTCTGGAGTGAAGTGATACATGTATTCCCGCTTCACCTTCTCGTTATTGACAACAACGAGACATTCATCGGCAAGACCCAACAGGTCGAGGTCGTGAATATCAAGTTCGTACACCGACATGGTTTTTGCCATTTCTTCGGTGATGGGATGTTTGGTCGCCATGATGAGTTGCCTGATAATGTCAAGGCGTGCATCACGCGTCACCGGATCGGTGCCCATCAGAAGGTGATTAATGTCTTCACAGGCGAATGTTGCGCTATCTTCCTCATTGGTCTTTGAGCCGATGTTGTAAATAACATCGTGATAGATGATAGCCAGCACCATCGTAGGCCACATGATATTCTCGGAATACGGGTGGGGATTTACGATGTTGTAATAGTTCTCCAACATAAACCGAACATGCCCAAGATTGTGATATGCCCGGTTTGAGTTACCCTCGCCGTATGTGTAATGAGAGACGATATCACCCCAACATCCAACGAGAGAGTCGGCGGAATAATCTGGATTCAAGAGACGAATTGCATCTTGAAACTGCTCGAAGACGTAAGTTGAAGTGTGCATATCAGTAGGAATAGGTGCGCTTCAAATAATTGAGAGCAAGTTCGTACTTGTCTCGCATGTTGCCCTTGGTCAAGTCCGAAATGTTGTGGGAGATATCCTTCATCTTGACTTCTCGGGTGAAAGGATTCTCGACGAGTTTCGACAGGTAGTCGAGATACGAATCATTCTCATGCTTGATGTGATGGATGTTCTTGCTCAAAAGAGCGACGGCATCCACAACACTGGCGGCAAGGTTTTCATTGATTCCGCGAGTCATCAAATCCTGCTTGAGAGTATCCAGTGCCTTGAGCCCCAAGTGGCAGAGAATATCCTCAACAGAGTCGTGAAGAACTGCTACGGCACGCAAGAACGGATAGACCGAACCATGCCAGTCATCCACATCCACACCGACGTATCGGAAATTGGCGTGTTTGATTTCACTCCACAGAGACCAGTCATTTTCATCAATGGAATTCATGACCGGCTCAAGGTGACCCTCGAAGTATGGGGTCTTACCATCCTTCCGTTTCTGGAACTTGTGGTAAAACTTTGCCAACTCGATTGCGATTTCATCTACTCGTCTCTTATTCATACAAGTCAAAGGTTAAGGTTTTTCGTGATAATGTCAAGCCTCAGCGGTATCTTCCGTAAGTTCCGTATCTGTATCGGTTTGCATTGCGGATGCGGGTGAAGATAGAGAACGCGCCCTCACCTTTTTCAAACTCGTTGAGGTGGCACCATGCCCAAAATCCACCCTGAATGGCGGTCTGCAATCCGATGAATACCCAAAACGCCCACATGGGGTAGGGAATTGTTATATAGTCGAACTTGTGCCAATCCTTGATGGTGTAATTCTTCTTTACTTCCGCCTCAATGAGAGGAATCGTAGCGGTTGAAATTCCATTGTCAGAAAGAATGCTCGTGAGGTTTTGCTTTACGTCTTCACGTTCGGTCCAACCAAAGACGTAAACCCAATCAGGTTTACGTGGGTCTCCTCCAAAGCAGATAACAAGGTCGTTCTTCTTTCCACCAATCCACTTGGCACGCTGCCACTCACCAAGCGACTGGTCGCCTTCCTTCCATCCAACGACGATAAGGTTGACTTTCTTCAACGCACCAAGACGAGCATTCAACTGATCCCATTCCACCAATCCGACCGACGAAACTGCATGACCAACCACTCGGTCGGAAAGGAACTGGTTTCCGTTGCTTGGGTATTCATATACCGGAATGTTCTCCGGAACCTGTGCGAATGACAGCGTAGTAGGCGCAGCCTTCACACGATTCTCAAACGACTTGGTGGTTGTGACGGGCTCGATCCAACCGGTAACGTTGACGGCATGGTAATCGTACGGGTCTCCCTCAACCATCTTTGAGTCATCCTTCGAAGTCGTGCGGTCGCCCTTTCTCTTATCGATCTTGCTGCCAAATCGACGCACGATTCTATCGAAATCGCTCTTTGAAATATTTCCGCTGGAGAAGTCGAAAACGCTGCTCATGACAACATCGGTTGTACTGTTTCCGAGCGTCGTGTGCATGTGCCACTCATCGTCGTGCCAACGATACTCGGTCGTGGTCCAGTGACGAGTGTGCGTTGTCTTATTTCCATCAGAATCCGTAGTGGTGTATGTTTCGGAGTGGTGTTCCGTATAACGCTCTTTCCAACGGGGAACATGGTAAGCCTCTGTGACAAAACCGCTCCACGTTTCGGTATCGGAAGTCATTCCGTTGATGCCAACGAAGTGCATGATACCAGCCACAGCAAATGACAGAGCGCACGCACCGACCCATTCAAGCCAGTTGACCCGCTTGTTGAAAATCCAAATCATTCCACCGATAACCAGTGGGAGAATTGAGAGAATGTAAAGAAAAAGTGGGCTCACGACACAGCCTTGGGCTCGGGATGCTTCTCACAAAATTCGGCATAGGTCATAGCCTGACCAGTGGGACCCACACCGGATACGATGAACGTGCCCCGTGAGCGATATACAGCCTTGACCCCGGAACGCTTCACGCGACCGGTGTAAGGAGTATAGGTGATTTTTTCAGCACCCGTACCGCCACATTTAAGGCAGACGACAGGTTCGCCGCTCTTTTCACACATGCCTTCGTAAAGACCGGTGCCACTACACGCTGAACATTTAGCCAGAATTGTTTTCATTTGATTCCTTTCGACCTTCCTGCCGTGCCGACTTTTTATCGGTGCGGAGGCTGCGTCGCCGGTGTGGAGTATCACACGACCGGCGACAGCCAGATATGCCTTTTGTATTCTTCCGATCCTTTGGAGCGTATGGCTTCACTTCTCGGGAGAGGGTGTGGGCTTTGACTTGAGATTCAAATCCGTGTCATCATCCTTGCCGGTACGGAAGGCTTCCTCGGTACGGCTGGAGGTGACGATCTTGGCGTCGATCTTGGTATAGCCAAACACTGACATGACGATGTTCTGCGGGAAAATATCGACCATGAGGTTATACTCTCGGGCAATTTCCACCAACTCGACTTGTCGGGCGGTCCATGAATTTCGGCTGGAGACGATAGTGTTCATCAAATCCTTGTAAAGCAAGGCATTCGTATCGACGTTGGGCACCGATTCGGTAATCCACTTCATCAGGGAGCCATCCTTCGCCCCACCAGTATTTCGGGCGGAAGCGTAGCCGACGAAGATTTCCTTGAGGGCATCCTTGGATGCATCGGAAACCTGTGCCACCTGATTGATCTTCTTGAACATGTTGTCGAACTCGGTCTCATTGGTGAGCACCTTGGAGTCGTACGTATTGTGCAGGGTCACGGCTTTGTTGCGTACGCCCATGCCCCAAAAGAAAACGGAACCGGCAAAAATCAATGCCGCGACCGTGAAAACACCACCCGTGAGAAGAACCTTCGTGCCAGTTGTCATTTGTGTATTTGGTTATCGTTATTGAACAGCCCCTATAAAAAGGGTTTCTCTAACCAATGTCAAGCACGAGTTTTTCTTTTATCAACGATACTGCGGCAAAAGCAACTTCCAGCGGGAACTATCCGTTTCAACTTCCCCACTATCAATGCGTTTCAACATCGTAATAGCATCGTCGATTGAACTATAACAATACTTGTGGGGAATGGTACCCATGATCCACAAAGGCGTTTTCTGCTTTCCACCGTCAACCGTAAGGAAGATTGGCTTCTTCATCCGATTCGACCAATACAACTCTTCCGCAGTTCCCCAACTTGCAATTGTGGGGTGTATGACGGCAAAGACAAAATCAACCAAGTCGCAGATGCGAAGGTCTTCCGCACGAATCTGCCGCATTTGCTCGGCAACGGCGTCATAGTTTCCCGATGCCATCCATTCCTTCAGTTGTGCACGCTTGCTTTCGTCTTCAACACGGGCATTGATGAACGGTTTGTTATATGGATCGATGCACGTAATGCCCATTTCTCCAAGTTTCACCTTAGCATAGTCGCGCCATCCCTGACCATTGATGTTTTCCATGTGCCCCACAAGGTAGCACTTGGTTTTGTTCAGTTTGTTCATCGCATTAAAATATCAGCCAAAATGTTTCGGGCGGTTTCCACTCTTGAACGAGCCCATAGATCAGTTGCATACGCATCGGTCAATGCTGACAGGATGGTGATTGCTTTGGTCTTGTCGAGAATGATAAATCCCGTTTGCTGTTGGTTGGAAGCGGCAAGTTCCTTCTCGGCAGCGTCAAGATTGTTCGTGGATCGCAAGGTAAGTGCCAAACTTATGGCGTCATACGCCTTTCGAGACAGAAAGTATCCATCCGACCATGGTTTGTTGGAGATAACTCCAAGTTTGCGTAATCCTGATTGTCCAATTAGTTCATCTTCGACGCTCATATATAGAAAAAGTTCCGGCTATCAGATTGGTAGCCGGAACTTTGAAAGTCAAGTTGATTTGAATCTATTACACTTCTTTCAACTTCGGAGTCGTGCGCTTGATCTTCTCAACCACGCGTGCTGGAGCGTCATCCTCAGCAGCAGCCACGACCGTCACCCCAGCGGGCTCACGGTTCTTGGCAGGGCGATAGTTGTCAATCGCCTCTTGGGTAATGTAGACAGCATGGATGATTTCCTTGATGTCAGCGTTGCTGAACACGTGCTTCTTGGTCTTGGTGCCGGTCACCTTTCCGGTCGCCGGGTCGGTTGTTTCCACCACGATCGTACTCACGGGGCGGGGATTCATTCGCTTCAGACTGCGAGCGAGCGAAGCCTTCCACATGCGGGACGATTTTGGTGAATAAGGGTCATGTGCCATAGTTGTGTGTGTTTTGAGTTATTTTGTCTCTGAACAAGGCTCATCAAAGCACTTATTTTGGGAATGTCAACCACTTTCTATTCTTTTATTCGCAACCATCCCTAACGTTTTTATATTTATGTTCATGGGATTACGCGGACGCTACTTTTCACCGAGGGATATCAGGTTGGTTAACAGCCTGAACAACGAGTTGTTGGACGACATTATCGAGAACATCGTTGAGATTTTCAAGGTGGCTCCATACCAGACCGTCACCAATATTTATGGCGAGACAAGCCCAACGACAGGAAAGGCTTACTACGCCGCTGTCAAGGTGTCGGCGCTCATCGATCGCCCGGAAATGTCGGCAGAAGACGAGAACTTCGGACCGGATCGCAATCAGAATCACGTTTTCAAGTTCTTGGAACCGGAGATGAAACGTCGCAACTTCTATCCCGAAATCGGCGACTTGGTTTTCTGGAACGACCGCTATTACGAAATCGACAACGTGGTTCAGGAACAACTCTTGGCAGGCGTTCCGGAGAAGAGCCACTCAATCATTTGCTCATCGCACTATACAGCATTGAGCAACCTAAACATCGTTCCGAGACAGCAGTAATGTATGACTCCCACCGTACGCCTCAGAAACTTCAAATCCCTAACCAAGTTTTCCTACATCGGATTACCATTAGATATGCGCGAACAACTAACAGCAGATAGAACATATTACGTTTCCACTACGGGAAATAACTCCAATAACGGTCTAACATCCGGATCGGCATTTCTCACTATTGCAAAGGCGACCGATATTATTCTGAAAACATTGGATGGTGCTGGATACACTGCGAGAATTCAACTCGCCGATGGAACCTATAACGAGAGCGTGACCATAACATCAGATGCCGTCAATTTTGGTCAAATACACATTCTTGGTAATTTGGCGACACCCGGAAATGTCATTATCAATGACGCGGCGGCAAACAATGCCGTCCACGTGGCATATGCCAAAACTCCGATAGACATTAAGGGAGTCCGACTACAATCAACTGGCAGCAGTGGAATATATGCGCATGGAGGAGCATGGATCACGTTTGGAAAAATTGAGTTTGGAACATGCGGTGGAGCACATCTATACGCCAACGGAGGAAGCACCATTCAGAGTTATGACAACTATACCATCCTCGGAAACGCTACATACCACGCGATAGCTCAATTTCAGTCAATGCTGTTCTTTGCGAGTGGAAAAACTACCACCATGTCGGGAACGAGAGCCTTCACAGAATTCCTCAATCTGTATCACATGTCTTACGCCAACTTTTATTCACAGGTTATCACCGGAACTGCAACCGGAAAACGATACACTCTTGGAATGTTGTCGGGAGTTCTCACTCGAAACGGCGATGGGAACGTAAACTATTTTCCCGGTAATGTGGCAGGATCGGCTGGGCAAGGATCGCAATATGTCTAACTCATATGACACCCACAACCATACTTCGCAATTTCAAATCCCTAACCAAGTTCTCTTATATTGGACTTCCTCTCAACATGCGTGAACAACTAACATCGGATAGAACATACTACGTTTCCACAAGTGGAAACAACTCAAACAATGGTCTCACCGTTGGTACACCATTTCTCACCATTCAGAAGGCAATCGACGTTATCTGTGGAACGTTAGATTTGGGTAATTACAATGTAACCGTTCAACTTGCTGACGGAACCTATACAGGTACAGTTACCCTATATCCAGTATTGACCGGAAAAGGTGTTGCCAAAATACAAGGGAACACCACGACACCAGCAAATACGGTGATAAATGCTACTTCAAACAACAGCATAACAGCAAATGGTGCTGGTATTAATTGGACAATCAAACACGTGACCATTGCATCAAGTTATAGTGCAATCGTCGCTTACAATCACGCATTTTTGCTCCTTGATTCCGTCTCATTTGGTTCGGTAACCGGATACCACGTTTATTGTTTGGGCGCATACGTGTATATTTCGGGGTCATACACCATCAGCGGTGGTGGAATAGCACACGTTGAAATTCAAGCGGCGGGTGTCGTCAATTTTCAAACGGGAGCAGTTACTATCAATTTCACCGGTGCTCCAAACTTCTCATCAGCATTCGTCGAATCCGTCACAAACTCGTGCTGTCAGGCGGTGGGCATCACTTTCACAGGAACATATGCATCTGTCACGGGAAAAAGATACAATGTAAATCTTCTTGCAGTTATTCAAGTGAATGCTGGTGCCAACTATTTCCCCGGAAATGTTGCAGGAAGTACGGCTAACAACTCCATCTACGCATAATCATGGCATGGCGCGGACCAGCTAAAACTTCAACAAATCCTGTTCCCAATAAGGTTCAGGCAGGACCGAACATTTCCGATTTGCCAAACGACGTGCGTCGTGAGATGCAAAAACGTCGCGATGATGATGTAGAAAAAACATTCTCCGTGACGTTGATGGATATCGACGAAACGATCTTCAATCACCTAGACAAGAACATCAACGTCACCCTCACCGACAACGGAGAGACCATCAAGGTTCCCGTCATCTTCTCCAACCCGGAACGTTGGGTTGCCATCCGCAAGGAAGGTTTTGTACGCGACAAGAACGGAAAGGTTCAGCGCCCAATCGTTGCTCTCAAAAGAACGACGACCGCCAGAAACGATCAATTGATGACGTTCAATCGCTATTTGACATACCCTGTCATCCAGCAGAACAACATTAACAATCCATATGACAAGTTCAGCGTACTCTCCGGAGGTCAAAGACCAACATACAATGTGTATGGAGTAACTCTTCCCGACCACGTGACCATCACGTATGAATTCATGGCATGGACCGACAAGATTGAACAGATGAATAAAATCATCGAGCAGATTAATTTTGCCACCGAGGATTATTGGGGTGACAAGCAGAGATTCCGTTTCAGAACGAGCATCTCCGACTACAATCACCAGATTGAGGTTGTTGCCGACCAAGACCGTATCATCAGAACATCGTTCACCCTGACCGTTTACGCTTACCTTCTTCCGGAAGTTTATGAAAATCGTCAGTCAACCATGCAGAAGTTCCTCACTCCTCGCCGTCTGATTGTGAACTCCGAAGTAGTAGTGACGATGCCGCCAACGAACTTCTCTCCCACACCATTCAATAAGGGAAGATACACCGGAACACCTTACGAACAAAGAACTCGTAATACAAACGACGAGCCAAACACAAGTTTGAGCAAGTTCGAACCAAAGAAATGACTCCAAACGTACGCCTCAGAAACGTCAAATCTCTAACGAAGTTCTCATACATCGGACTTCCAATCTCATCTAACATGCGCGAACAACTAACAGCAAACAGAACATACTACGTTGCCACAACAGGCAACGACTCAAACAATGGACTGACCGTAGGCTCTCCATTCCTCACTATTCAAAAAGCGGTTGATGTAATTTGCGGAACACTTGATTGTTCTTCATACACCGTAACCATTCAGGTTGCAGATGGTACTTACACACTCTCATCACAGATTACTCTATATCCATATTTGGGTACCAAGCCTGTGATAATTCAAGGAAACGCTTCTACCCCAGCAAACTGTATCATCAACTCATCAGTCGCCGGTTCTACTCTATTTTACGTCGCATCTCCGTTCCAATGGACTATTCGAGGCTTTGATATGGCAAACTCCGGATCGGATGCAAATTGTGTAAAGGCATTTGACGGAATGGTTCTTATACAAAATTGCAGATTTGGATCAACGACTGGAACACAAATTATCGGTCTTTACTCAAGTTTAATCCTTCTCGGAGGATCAATCACTACCTACGGAACCTCTGGCGGGTTTATCGCATCACTTAATGGAGCAAATATAAGAGCACGAGACTACAGTGATTACGCAACCATTACCATGTCGTCACCAACATACAGTATAGTTGTTTACGCATACGGTTCCGGCTCTGTAGTTGAAGCACTCTGGTATCAAGCAGGATCGGCGACTGGCAAACGATACCAAGCCGACAAACTCGCCCTTGTTGATTCGGGTGGTAATGGTGCAACGTATATTCCCGGAAGTATCGCAGGTACCACATCACTTGGAGGTCAATACGGTTAATTGTCATGACCCCCACGACCATACTTCGAAACTTCAAACAACTAACTAAGTTCAACTACGTTGGACTCCCCATTTCTATGCGTGAACAACTAACAGCAAACAGAACATACTACGTCAGAACCGATGGATCAGACTCGAATAATGGTCTCGCCAACACGAGCGGTGGTGCTTTTCTTACCATACAGAAGGCAATCAACGTCGTGTGTGGAAATCTCGACCTTGGGCAATGGTCGGTAACGATTCAAGTCGGCGACGGAACATACACACAATCCCTTGTTCTATACAATTGGATTGGAGCCGGAAACGTTTCCATCATAGGAAATGAAACCACACCATCGAATGTGACCATTAGCACTGCATCCAATGGATTCAACGTAGACGGTCTTAGCAGCATTTGGTATCTATCCGGTATGAGGATTACCACATCCGCTGGAAGCAGCATTTCCATCTCACGCGGATCGGTATTGAGATTTCAAAATCTTGATTTCGGATCGACTCCCGGAAATCACTTCAACATAGGTTCAGATGGAACTATTATAGTCGAAGGAAACTACAGAATATCCGGAGGCGCTACAAACCGACACTTTGCCAACTTTGGTGGCTCTGTATTTTTCGCTGCGGCTGCTACAGTAACGGTAACCGGCACACCAGCCTTCACACAGTTTGCCATTGCTCACAGAGGAGCACGCATCATAGCAAACGCAACGGTGACATACTCGGGCGCGGCAACTGGTCAGAGATATGAAATTCGCCACAACTCGGTAGTGTTTACTGCCGGTGTAGCAACATCGACATTCTTCCCCGGAAGCACGGCAGGTGCCGTTGCTGACGGTGGTGCTATTTATTCATAATGACTCCGACAACAATACTACGAAACTTTCGTAATCTAACCAAGTTTTCCTACATAGGATTACCTCTAAATATGCGTGAACAACTAACAGCAAATCGTACCTACTATGTCAGAACCGATGGATCAGACAGCAACACCGGATTGGTAAATAATTCGGGCGGGGCATTTCTTACCATTCAGAAAGCAGTCAATGTCGTATCCGGTCAACTCGACTGTGGTCCGTACAACGTGACAATTCAAGTGGCAGACGGTACATACAATGCAGGAGTCACACTTTATCCGGTGTTGGGATCGGGCACATATGCTCTTGTCGGAAATGAGACCACACCAGCCAATGTGACCAGCACTCTCTCAGGAATAGCAAACATAATTGTCGCAATAGGTGCCAAGTGGTCAATAAGAGGCATGAAGTTGAGCACCACCGGCGCGGGTGCTTCGTGTATCTTTGGAAGTGCAAATTCACACACCACATTCAGGAACATGAATTTTGGTGCAAGCACACAAATGCATATTTACGCTGCTGATGCAGCATTCGTCATTGCTGACGGAAACTACACCATCAGTGGTGGTGCTACTTCGGGGCACATTGCTTCCACTATGGGTTCGGTTGTAATCATTACAGGTCGCACCATTACACTCACAGGAACTCCCGCTCTTGGAAACTTTGCTCTGTGTGGTAGAGGTGGAATCATTTATATGCCATCTTGCACTTTCTCAGGAACCGCAACAGGAACACGATACAATTGCTTCTCAGTAGGTCTCATCGAAACCAGTGGAGGTGCCAACTACTTCCCCGGAAACCTCGCCGGTTCAACCGCTGCTGGTGGAGTTTATGTCTAAATGACCCCGACCACAATTCTCAGAAACTTCAAATCCCTAACCAAGTTCAACTACGTTGGACTTCCTCTCTCTATGCGTGAACAACTAACATCAGATAGAACATACTACGTCGCGACGACGGGTAATGATTCCAATAATGGTCTAACCGTTGGTAGTCCATTTCTCACTATTCAGAAGGCAGTTGACGTTATTTGTCATACGCTCGATTTGGTTGGATGGAATGTCATAATACAGGTTGCAAATGGAACATATTCCGGAGCCATCAACCTAAAGAATTACGTTTCATCGGGTCAGGGATCAAAAGTGACGATACAGGGCAACCTCACAACACCAGCAAACGTCGTTCTGACAAACGCCTCGAACACAGACATTCTTACGATGAATTCCGTCGTTACTCCGTGGACAATCGGTGGATTCAAGGTAACCATTCCCGGTACCAACGGTGGTGCAGGATCGTGCATCAACGTGGTTGGAAATTCTCAATTGAGTATCAGCGGAAAGATGGAATATGGAAATTGCCCCGGATTTCACATTTATGGTTGGTCGTTTGCTAAAATCTTCATCTCTGCCGACTACACCATCAGC